GGGGATTCGAACCCCCGATTCCCTTTAGGGGAATACACGCTTTCCAGGCGTGCCCGAAAAGTTCAGATTCCGCAGATTTTCAACTAGTTACCAACAAGCACTTTCAGACTTGCGGTTTATTTGCGGTTTTTTCGTGCTTAACCACATCATTAGTACTGTCTCCATAAGACTTCTCGAATGAAGCCATACGAAATGATTGAATTATTCTATCACTCATCTTTGATAAATCATCAATAGAGTCAAGTGTGACCCACTCGTTGGTTTTATAATCATTCACAGGAAAACAAACCTTGACTTTCTCTGCCGTCCTTTTGATTCTAACAATCCATCTCCATACAGAACCATGCTTGTTGATCGTAAAATACGATTTGAAAGACGTATATTTAATCTCGTCCTCGTAAGCATAATGCTTCAGTATCTTCTTGACCAAAAGATAAGCTTTATAGTCTTCACCATTCACTATAGGTGATGGTTTGTCACCTTTCGGCTGTGGAATAGACAATCTATCATTCAGTTGAGTCCGAACCTCTCTTGCAACCTCATCTACAGAATAACTGCAACCGATTGAGTCAGCTATATATTTCGCAAATGTATCAGAGCATTTGAAAACCTCATTCTCTAGGAAAGCTCTAACCTTTTCTTCAATATTAATATTTTCTGCAATCTGCATAATTTTCTGCTCGTCAAAGTAGTTTCTTTGGAATCTACCTAACAACTCTACATCATGCTTATCAAAAGAGCTTAAATCGAAAACAAAGAATGGTTTTGAGTCCATCAAGTTAACTCTATCCATATCCGAATAGAAGCGATATTCTATACCGTTAGTAAGTATTGCGAACCTAGCCTTAGTTGCCACATAATACTTAGCTAGCTGGAGAACAAAAGCATCTAAACTCTTTTCACACTGCTTGCACTCTACTATCATCGCAGGTTTGGAATCAATATTAATAGCATAGTCCACCTTGTCTCCCTTGCGTGAAATATCACAATCCATTTCGGGTATAACCTCTAGTGGATTGTATATATCATAGCCGAGTGAGACAAGAAAAGGAAGAACGAAGGCAGTCTTCGTGGCTTCCTCAGTCGCTACATGATTTCTCAGCTTAGAAACCTTGTCAGATAACTCTTCAAGAGTTTTATATAATTCCATTGCTCTACACCTTATTATATATATTATACTACGCGCAAAGTTAAATAATCTGAATATTAAGATATTTCTGTATATTTTGTACCGATATTACAAATTTATTTTGTATCTTTGCACTGTCATTCTACAAATAACAATGCAAAGATACAAAAAAGATTGGAAATTGGCATGAATGATGTGTTAAGATGCACTAAGAGCAATAAGTTAAATTTAAAATTCATCGTTATGGGATGCACTAAGAGCAATAAATCTCCAAAAGTTGGAGTAAAGAAGAATGCTTTCATCGAATTGATTGATTTGTGGAAGCGAGATGTTAATTGGGAAAGTCATACAGATAAGGGCAGAAAAATCTGCATTGGCTTCGGTATCTCTCTAACAGCAGTTATGGTATTCTGTCATACTTGGCTATTCATACCAGCTATTATCGGATTGTTATGCTGTCTATCTAGTCTGAAGGATTTAAATGTGGAGGAGTAAGATATGGCAAGATTTATCGAACTCGAAGATATTAAAGGATGCAAGGTGTCCATTAACATTGACTTCATTCAGACAATAAAGAATGTTACGAATGATGATACTTGGGGAAATACCTGCATTTTACTCAACAATGATATTGTTCAGACAAACCTTGAATACTCAAAGGTTATTGAACTTATCAAACCGAAAAAGAAAGGATTCCGCTTATGGCAGTAACTAGTAATGAACCAAAAGTAATAGCAACAAGCAGATACAGCATCAATGAGACCTGCGAGTTGCTTGGCATCACAAGAAAGACCTTACAGAAGTACACTATGTTTGGTCTTATCAAATGTGGGTTTAGAAAGGCAACCATGAAGAAGTTCTATACAGGACTTGAAATCATGAAGTTCTGGAGGACTGCGGTATGATATATGATAAAACTCCTCTCCGAGTATGCACACTTTGCAGTGGATATGATTCGCAATGTCTAGCTTTGAAATATCTCAAAGATAAACATTCAGAATTTGATTTTGATTTGGTTGCCTGGAGTGAAATAGACAAGTCAGCTATTACAGCTCACAATATCCTCTTTCCAGAATACAAGGATAGAAACCTTGGAGATATGAGCAAGATCATGTGGGATGGTGTTAAAGATTTCGATATGCTCACATACTCTACACCTTGCCAGTCGGTTTCTACTGTAGGAATGAGAAAAGGCATAGAGGAAGGCAGCGGAACAAAATCATCTTTGCTATGGTATACACGGAATGCCATCATAGCTAAGAAACCAAGGTATCTCTTGATGGAAAACGTCAAAGGTCTGGTAACAGAAAAGTTTCGTCCATTTTTCTTTGCTTGGTTGAAAGAACTCGAAAGTTATGGTTATACATCATATTACAGGGTACTCAATGCTAAAGATTATGGTGTTCCTCAAAATCGAGAACGAATATTCGTTATATCCATAAGGAGAGACGGAGAAGAAAACTTTCACTATAATTTTCCTAAAGCAGAAAAGCTAACATTAAGGATAGCTGATATTTTGCAAGATAGCGAAGATAAAACCCTCTATATTTCCAAGAGTCTGTCAGACGGACTTATCAGAAAGACTAATGCCAATGAAGTAAGTTCTCCAAAAATAATACATATAGGAGACTTGCCTATAGGTGCCAAATTTGCAGGTAAGCAGAGAGTTTTCTCTATTCATGGCATATCTCCAACGCTTATGGAGAATATGTACAAAGATCCGAAAAATTATGGTTGCATTCCTAAAGTCGTAGTTAAAAACAAGGTTCGTAAGTTATCTCCTTTTGAGTGTTTCGCTCTAATGGGAGTACATAAAGAGGACGATTACAAGCTATGCAATAGTGGTATTAAAAAATCAAAGCTATACAAGTTATCTGGTAACTCTATAGTGACTAATTGCATGACTGCTATGTTCGAAGAACTTCTCTACCCTACTGGTAACAGCTATGTAGAGAAAGACGGACAATTATCATTGTTCTAGAGCCTACACCAAAGCTACTCCACCTTAGGCAAGTGGATTCTTTACTCTCAGAATTTGGCGGTACTTTGGTGTCTGAGGATTGTGGCTACAGCGTTGAAAGTGTAGCAGGGCATATAAGTTTGGAGCGGTATTCTTATCAAATCTTGTTTCCTTGCCGTGTACCAGACCTCTATGATGCCCCTTAGAACCAAGAGGGTTTGATTCCCTCAATCCTCACTTGCAACAAGTGATAATAGGATAAGATTAAGTTTCTAAGTTTTTGGTCCCTCATTGTCTGTGAAGATAGTGAGGGATTTTTTGTAGTCTTATTGAAGACTAAGCCAACACACTAGCTAACACACCTGCTAACACACTGCTAACACAATCTAAAAAGCTTAACATCAGCGTTTTACGGAGATTCCAAAAAGTCAGCTAACACACTCACTAACACACCGCACAAAAACTTTTCTTTTGTACTAACGTAGTTAGTATCTTTCTTTTATAGTATATATATTTATTATATATATAATTATAAAATATACTAACGTGCGCGCGAGAAGTTTTTGGGCGTTTGTTTTAATATAAAATTGTGATGCTTGAAATTACTCCATACTCATCATACCGAGGAATGGTAATGATGGTTTTAGCTCTTACTCCATCTTTAACTTTCTGAATAGTGATAATGGAAATCCACTTTGAAGGAATGTTATCATCAAGTTCTTGGCAAACTAGGCGATAAACTTCATTAGAACCTCGGTCAGCAAAGACTTTACCTTCCTCATAACTGCAAGATGTTATCTTAAAGGATAGCTCATCTTCAGAACCTGCATCAATTGTCAGTTTACCTTCCTTCACAGAAATAGAGTGCTCAACTTGCATTGGATCGCAATCTTCGGCATCCTTGTTGACAACGAAGTCACCTGCTCCAAAAAGCCAATGAATTTGCTCAGTTTGCGTTTCAAAACGCATAGAAAATGTACCAACGGCGATTTCTTGCGGTTCTAAAGCCATACAAGCCAAACAAACAAATAATTCTACTATCAAAGAAACAAATCGTCTCATAAGCGAAATTTTAAGGGTTATTTTGAGTTTTAAACATCATACCTACACCCGTCAATAGCCATTCGGCATTGACGTTATAATCTTCAACAATCCAAGCAAGCCATTCAGATTTGATAGCTCTGCCATCTGGACACTTCTTAAACGTAGAGAAATTCCAATAGTTGATACTATGAGATTCCGTAAAAGAACGTATTCCTCTGGCTTTACGCTGATTGATAGCAACATCAAGAGCAAGGAAGAAACGCTTTGTTATCGCCATGCCTGTTGGCGTTGTCGTAAGTTTCATACGCTATAGATTTTTCCGTGTATGTTAATTATATAGAAATCGCTTTTTTATCTGCAGGAGCAATAGTCTCTCCATTAGCTAGCTTCTCGAAACATCTTACAAGGTGTTCGTATGCCTGGCGTAGTTCTCTTATCTCCACATCTTTTTGCGCATTGATTTCGATAAGACGATTGATAACAGAAAGCGAATCTATTTGCTCATTTGGCTTTTCTGCTTTAATTGAAGTCGCAGGAATATCATCATTAAGCATATTCCCTTCTCCAGTCAACAACCAGTCGATATTGTACATAGGCTTGGACGTATGGATAAGATTAGCCATTCTCGCACTCACCTTCAAAACCTTACCATTAAGGATATCATAAACCGCTTGCGGTCTACTGAGTCCCATATCCTTAGCAAGCTGCGAACCAGTTATATTTTCTTGCATAAGGATAGCATTAATAACCTCTTTTGCTGTCATACGTATAATAAAAGTTAAAATACAGAGATTTCTTAATGATTTGTACCGATATTACAAATATTATTCTTATCTTTGCACCGTGAATATTGAAATAACAATGCAAAATTACAAAAAATTATTTGTATGGCAAATAAAAGTGAAGAAAAAAAGCAAAAAATGACCCTTTTGGATTATTACGAGAACCTTCCAAAGTCCTCGTACCCAAAGAAGGATTTCATTCAGCGCATCATGTCAGAATGCGATGTGTCATTTACTACAGCCCGCAACTGGACAAAAGGTAACACAAGACCGATGGTTGATTGGCAGATAGAAAAACTGTCTGAAATTACAGGAATACCAAAAGAACAGTTATGGCAGTAGAGTTTTATATGTTTGATGATGAACTTTGGTTCATTAAGGATGGTACCGAAAATCAAGCTCTCTCGGAAAAAGATACAGAAGTCATTAAGAAAATGATTGATGCTATCCGAGAAAGATACCCCGAAGCCTACAAGGCTTTATCTAAGGAGTATCAAAAGAGTGCAATGAATGTTCCTTATTATCAGTTCTTGATAGTCAGAAGATTCTGTAAATGCAACTTCGGAAAGCTTGATACAACCACCTACGATATTGATAATCTCGGCAGGTTTAACTTTGAAAAAGTTGAATGCCCACTGCGAGGAGAATGTAAGAACGAAGGCATTATTTGCAGCCCAAAGTTTAACTCCAAACTCTCACCTGCCGAAGAAAGGGTAATGAACCTTATCTATCAAGGTTTCACAAAAGAAGAAGTTGGTGACAAGCTTTGCCTCTCTCCAAACACAGTAAAACAGCATGTCAGATCTGCTTACTGCAAGTTAGGTGTTCACGATAAGGGCGAGTTTGTAAAGCTAGCTAAAGATAATGGATTTTTTAACAATTAAAAGCACTAAGAGCAATGAGTATGATTAAAAGAAGCAATGAAATTGCTATTCAGAAAAACGTTAAAATGATGGTTTACGGACAGGCAGGTATGGGTAAGACAACTTTCGCCCTCTCAGCACCTAAGCCTCTGTTGCTTGACTTTGATAATGGTGTCAAACGTGTTAATACCGCACATTTGGACGATAATGTCGGTATTGTACAGGTTTCTAGTTGGCAAGATATCCTCAACTTGCTCAACTACAACAAGAAGGATTTGGAGGAGTTCGATACTATCGTTGTAGATACGATTGGAAAGATGATTGACTTCATCATCGCCTACAGATGCAATGGTCGCAACCCTCAGATACAGGATTGGGGTACCATCAATAACGACTTCAAATGGTTCACCTCATCTTTGTCACAGCTTAACAAGAATATCGTCTTTGTTGCACATCGTGACACACGCAAGGAAGGTGAAAGTACAGTGTATATCCCTGCACTTCGTGAGAAGAACTACAATAACATCGTTACTGATTTGGACTTGCTTGGCTATCTCGAAATGAGAAGTGAGAATGGACAGCAAATCAGAACCATCACTTTTGACCCTACAAGTCGTAACGATGGCAAGAATACCTGTCAGCTTCCTGGTTGTATGCAGATTCCGGTTATTCTTGATGCAAACGGACAGCCAACCGCTCCCAATAACTTCATCGCTACTCAGATTCTCTCACGTTATCAGTCTATGATAGCTCAGAAAGAAGAAAAGGTCAAGGAGTACAATAAGGCTCTTGAAGAGATTAAGGAGAGTGTTCAGTTGATTACTGACGCAAGAGGGGCAAACCATTTCATCGAGCACATCAAAGATTATGCAAACTTGGGTAACTCCATCATTCTTCATGCAAGAAGTCTGTTCACCGAGAAGGTAAGTGCTTTGAAGTTGGTTTACAATAAGGAGACCAAGCAATACGAGGACCCACAAGCAGCATAAGCTATGGAAGTAGTCAAGTTTAGGTTCTATGCAACGCTTTTGGATGCGTATCAGAACTACCTTGATAGTGACATCATTTGGAGTAAGTATTGGGGATGGTCTGAAAATCCACCCCATACTCCAGAAGAGTTCAAGAAGATACAATTCCAGTCGTTAATAGATAAGATAAATCGAGTATCATTCGATAGTGAAGCTGCTGACAAAGGCACAGCATTCAATGAAGTTATTGATTGTATGGTCCTTCATCGTAACTCGGAGAATATGGATATTCACACCATTTATCAAGAAGTAGAAGAATATCCGTATAGCAAAAGGGTTCCTGTCGGTGTAGAAGCAAAGCTGAACGGCAGAAGTTTCTGCTTCCCTATTCAGCTAGTCCGACATTATGCAGCCTACTATAAAGGAGCATTGCCACAGGTTTATATACAAGCTGTCTTGCCTACCATGTATGGCAAAGTAATGCTGTATGGGTATATTGATTACCTTATGCCGTTCTGCACTCATGATCTGAAAACAACACGTCAGTATGCGGTTGGCAATTACAAGAGACACTGGCAACATAAGGTCTATCCTTATGCCCTTATGAAGAATGGTTGTGATGTTTACGACTTCGAATACAATATCTCGGAAATCGGAAAGACGTATTACAGAAACTACACAGAGAGTTATACGTTTAACCCTAAAAGGGATATTCCTCTACTCACTCAACACTGCGAAGGATTGATTAGTTTCATTCAAGAAAACAGAGATTTGATAACAGACAAGAAAATATTCAATTTGGTTTAATATGGCAGAAGAAAAGAACACCAATATCGTTGCACTCCAAGAAAAGGATGTGCAATTGGTGGTAAGCAAAGAAACTATCGGTCAGCTTACCACGAATATCAAAGAGGTTAAAGCTAGAGTTGAAACGGCTTTGCCTATGTATGACATCAGCAACTATAGCACCGATGATATTCCAAAGTGCAAGGAAGACAAGGCTTTACTCAACAAGGCAGCTAAAGCACTTGACGATAAGCGCAAGGAGCTTGAAAAGGTTTGGAATAAACCTTTTGAGGAGTTCAAGACAACCTGTAACGAAACATGCAAGCTTATCAAGAATGCGGTAACTCTCATTGATGGCGTAATCAAAGAAGATGAAAATCGCACCAAGAAAGCTAAGAGAGAAGAGATTGAAAAGCTTGCTGAGAAATGCGGAGTAGAAACCATCGGTATCAAACTTGACCTCATCTTTGATACGAAATGGCTCAACAAGACAACTTCAATGAAGTCTATCGAAAAGGCTATCACTGAAAAGGTTGATAACATCAAGAAAGACCTCGAAACCTTGAAGTTATTTGCAGAAGATTACGATGCACTTGCCGCCCGATACAAGGAAAATCTCAATCTGCAGGAGACTATCGCATACGCAAACAAGCTGAAAGAACAGCGTGCCAGCTCAGTGTCCCCTAGTAAGAAAGAAACTGCAACACCTCCAACATCACCTCAGAAGGAAGTCGCGGAGAACAAAGCAGCCGAGCAACAGGAAGAGCAGCCGAAGAATGGTAAGATGTCTTCTAATGAAGAAGATGCCATGGATGCTTTCGCTGCCGCTATGGGACAGTCGGTTGCACCTCCTACTCCAACCGAGACACGTACTTACGTTTGTACCGGTACAAAAGAGGCAATGGAATGTTTGGAACGCTTCATGCGTGACAATGGTATCACTTTTAATGTTCAGTAATAATGGCATTTCAGATTAGTGGAATTATTCAGCATATAGGGAATACGGAGAGTATTCCCTATCAAGGCAAAGTCTTCAAAAAAAGAGAGCTTGTCTTGGATTGCTCCTATCGTAACCAGTTCACAGGGCAGATAGAGAGAGCAAACTATCCAAAGTTCGAGTTTACAGGCAATCACGTTGATGATCTGAACGGCTTCAATATGGGTGATATTGTGACGGTATCATTCTCCTTGAATGGTTCACGCTCAGAGAAAGATGGGCAAGTAAGATACTTCACTAACGTTCAAGGTTATAAAATCGAGAAATATCAATCTCGTTATAATCAGCAACAGGGCGGAAATCAGCCGACACAAGCTGTTAATGGTAATCAGCCTACCAATTCACAAGGTGCAGGGCAAATGAGCGCACAACAAGCAGCTATGGAGTCTGCAAGAGCAGCATCAGCTTCTAATTTCCCTCCCGCCGTAGATGCGAACGGAGACCCTATTCAAGGTAATAATGACGACTCACCATTTTAAAGTTTAGACTATGGCACTCTATAATTTAAAGAACGTTTATGACAGAAAGAAGTTCAAGGAAGCCTGTAATCAGATGGTTCTGAAGAATGAATACGTTGAACTGAAGAAAAAGAACACTCAACGTTCTTTGGCTCAGAATAGCTACCTGCATTGTCTGTTAGGTTACTTTGCTTCAGAATTTGGTTTTACCCTCGAAGAAGTTAAGTTTGATATTTTTAAGAAGATATGCAACAGGGATATATTCGAGAGAAAGCGAATTAATAGAAGGGGACAGGAAATTACCTACATTAGAAGTAGTACTGAACTCGATAAGGCAGAAATGACAACTGCAATAGAAAGATTCAGAAATTATAGTAGTGCTCAGTGTGGGCTTTACCTTCCTTCACCTCATGAAGGTGAAATGTTATTTTTTGCTCAACAGCAGATTGAGCAGTGCAAAGAATTTATGTAATTTAAAACAGAAAATATTATGTTAGCAGATTTGGATGGTCACAGACCAGAGAAGATTGAGTTTTGTTTGACCGAAGCTCAGAAAGAAATGTTCAAGGACGTGTTGGTACTTTGCGAAGGTGCAAAGAGTGCAGACGAACCTATCAAGGTTTTGCATGACAAGTTCAATGCTCTCTTCCCAGACAATGAGGTTGTTGACCGCAAGTATGATGATTTCGAGATTCACGCTATCCGTGAAGAGTACTGCATCAAGCAGGAGAATGATGTGCCAAAGCGCAAGGAAGAGTTGGAAACCGTTCTTGCTCAGATCAAGACGATGAAGAAGAATGCCGAAGAAGCATACGCATCAGCACTTCTTGAAGTCAGTGATTTGGCAGCAAGAGTTAAGAATGGTATCACGGATTTCCGCTTACCTTCTACTAAGACCGCTCGTATTGCTCTCAATGGTCATTACCTCTTCTTTGCTTGGGTAGATGATAAGTTCCAGCTTTGCAAGGTTCAGAAAATCTCAGATTGGGATAGAAACGGCTTGTGGAGCCAGGAAGATGTCAATCAGCAGGCTATGAAGGAAGTTTTCGGTATTGAGTTCCCCGAAGTAGAAAAGCCAAAAACAAAGGCTGAGGAGCAGACTGATGATAATGACCTTCCTTTCGGTGGCGATGATGAGGATGGTAATGATGAAGAAGAGTAATCATGTACACACTCAGACCATATCAGAAACAAGCAAGTGATGCTGCCGTCAGAGCGTTCACAGGCAAGACTAAGAAGAATGGACTTCTTATCTTGCCTACGGGCGCAGGTAAGTCGCTTGTAATTGCAGATATTGCAAGTAAGCTGGATAGTCCGCTACTCATCTTTTGTCCGTCAAAGGAAATTCTAGAGCAAAACTTCGCTAAACTGCAAAGCTATGGTGTTTTTGATTGTGGAGTATATTCCGCTTCTGTTGGTTGCAAGGATATAAACAGAATAACCTTTGCTACCATCGGAAGCGTTATGAACCACATGAAAGACTTTCAGCACTTCAAGTACGTAATGGTTGACGAATGCCATCTTTGTAATGCTAAAGGTGGACAATACAAAACCTTCTTCGAAGCCGCGGATAGACAGGTTATCGGCTTAACAGCAACACCATATCGACTAGGAAGGGGACTTAATGGCACCTCGATGCTAAAGTTCCTTACGAGAACTAGACCAAGAATATTCGATGAGGTCCTGTACTATTGTCAGATTTCAGAATTGCTTGCAAAAGGTTATCTTGCCGATTTGAGATACTTCGATTGCACCCAGCTAGATATGTCTAACGTGCATACCAACTCAACAGGAAACGACTTTGATGAAAACTCCCTAAAGTTGGAATATGAACGAAGCGGATTCTATGATCAGCTTACTTCCACTACCCTACGTGTATTGAAGCCAAAGAATAAAATACCGAGAAAAGGAGTTTTGGTCTTCACTCGATTCACGGAAGAAGCGGAAAGATTGACAGATAAACTGCAACAGAAAGGTATTAATTCTGCAATCGTTACAGGCGAGACTCCAAAGAAAGAACGTGAAGCTATCTTGGAGAAGTTCAAGGATGGTACCATAAAGGTTGTCTCTAATGTCGGAGTTCTCACTACTGGATTTGATTATCCAGCACTTGACACGGTTATCTTGGCAAGACCAACGAAGTCTTTGAGTCTCTACTATCAGATGGTGGGACGAGCTATCAGACCTTTCAAGGATAAAGACGGATGGATAATCGACCTTGGCGGTAGTTACCGTTCCTTCGGAAAAGTCTCTGATTTAAGAATAGACCTAGAGGTGCAAGGTTCGTCAAGATGGTGTATCAAATCTCTAGGTAAACAATTAACTAACGTAAGTTTTTGAATTATGAAAATTGAAGCAAAACAAATTAATGAGTGGGTTAAAAAAGCCTACGATAATGCTGTCAAACATGGATGGCATGAAGAAGAAAAGTCTAATGCGCATTGGTTGATGATGGTTTGCACAGAAGTAGCAGAAGCCGTACAAGCTGACCGCAAAGGAAACTATATGGACGACCTTGACAAAGAAGGTCTTAAAACCGTACTTGCCAAAGACCATGGCGGTTTGTTCAACAAATACTACTCTGATACCATCGAGGGAAAAGTAGAGAGCGAGTTGGCTGACATCTGCATTCGTGTTTTTGATTTGATGGGTGTTTGTAATCTTGAGGCAAAGGACGGGTTCTCCACATTCGACTCTGAGGTTAAGTATGCTAAACAGCATAGTTTTACCGAAAATGCCATCATGGTTACTAGAACTATCGTTTCGTGCAACCTTAAATCATCTATAAGTGTAAAAGCAGAAATGTTCTGTGTCTTATATAAAAGTATTCTTTCCTCCGTATTTGAATGGGCAGAAGCACTTGGTATCGACCTCGTTCAGCACATCAACTTGAAGATGCGTTATAACGAAAGCAGAGAATACCATCACGGAAATAAGCTGTATTAAAAGTCCTATGGTTATGAATAAATACTATTTCAACCGCAAGCCAAAAGCGGCTCAAACCGAAAAAAAAGAGGTAAAAAAGACTACTTCTAAGAGCAAACCTAACTTGGTTAAAAAGCTCGATCGGATATTCTCTCTTTATATCCGCTTGCGTGATGTTATGGATAATGGTTATGTTCGGTGTATATCCTGCGGGCAGATAAAGAGCTTTGAAGATGTGGACTGCGGTCACTTCCATAGTCGCCGCCACATGGCAACTAGATTCAATGAAGATAACTGCCATGCTGAATGTAAATACTGCAATCGTTTCTCTGCGGACCACCTCATAGGCTACCAACGCAACCTCATTCAAAAAATAGGGCAGCAAAGATTTGATTTGCTAAACGTGAAGGCGCATTCTACATGTCATTTCACAAATAGCGAACTAGAAGATATGATTGTTCACTATACGGCTGAGGTTAAGAAACTTAGCAGTCTCAAAGGTATTAAAGTTAATATTTGATAATATTTGCGGCAATATTATTTAATCAATAAATAATTTATTATCTTTGCACCGAAGAAATTAAATCTCTGAAACGTGGAACTTTCGGATAAAAAATATTCAGACCTCAATTAGTATTGTTTGGGTTCCACCTGCGTAAGCAGCTAAACAGGAAAGTTGAGGTTTTATTGTACAACTATGGCAGATTGGATAAGACTTCCTCGCAGCATCTTTGATTGGGATTGGTTCGATAAACCCGAAATGCTTTCCCTCTTTCTATACTTGCTCAACAATGCAAAGGAGAAAGAAGTAAAGCATGATGGGATAGTCGAGCATAGAGGACAGTTTTTGACTAGTCTTGGAAAACTCAGCACTACTATTGGTGCAGGAAAACAAGTTGTTAGAACCTGTTTGTCAAAGCTAGTAAAAATGCAGCTAATAGAAGTGAGTACGGAAAGGTTATACTCCATCATCACTATCTGCAATTATGACAACTATTTTGCTGCTGATGTCGATAAGCCTAAAAATGAGACAAAGGAAAAAGAAAATGCTAAACCTGCTGAAGAAGCACCTAAGGAAGATAAGCCAAAGAAAACGAAAGAGGAGATTGCAATAGCAACCGAAAAGCGAAAGGAGAAATTCTATCAAGAACTGGTTCCTTATGTTGCTACTTATGGTAAGGATATGATCAGAAAGTTCTATGACTATTGGTCTGAAACGAATAAATCCAAAACAAGGATGAGGTGTGAGACCGAGAAAACATGGGATTTAAATCTAAGGCTACAGAATTGGGCAAGACGCAATAAAGACTTCGGAACAAAGCAATCTGGTACAGCTTTACATGATTCAGAAAACAAAGATTATAACGAAGGAGGATGGTAATTATGAATGTAGATTTCAATCAAATTATTCAAAGGTTCGAAAGAGGAGAAGACTTGTTTCTCGCTGACAAGGTGAGAATAAGGATTCCTAATGCAGAACAAAGGCTTCGTGGTGGACTAGACTATTTTGTTAAAAGATACACCTTTGGCAAGGAATCTCATGCAAAATGGATAGAGAAGAATTATCGCCCTATTGTTGATTGGATGTCTGACAACGAAGGCAGGGGACTTCTTATTACAGGTGGGTGCGGTCTCGGAAAGACACTAATAGGAAAGCATATTCTACCGCTCTTACTCCAAGACTCTTGCAAAAAAATCGTGAGAATCTTTTCAGCCCAGGAGCTAAATACAAAGATTGACGAGATTCTAAAACTTCACATCATCTGTATTGATGATGTTGGTACAGAAGAGCTTGCGAAGATTTATGGTAATGTTAGATGCGCATTCTCTGAATTATGTGACGCAGCAGAGCAAAAGGGAAAGCTTCTCATCATTACCACCAACTTAACTGCAAACGAACTCGAAGTAAAATATGGAGAACGAACTATAGATAGGTTAAAAGCTATCACTAAGTTTGTTCCTTTCACAGGTAAATCATTAAGAATGTAGATGTGGAAATTAAAGAAGACAAAGATTTCTTGTTTGCTACAAAGCAAGCTAGATTAGCAACCTTCCTTGAAAATGACGAGGAAAGACGAATGTATAGAAACGTCATTTACAACGCTATCAAGTGGGGTGAAAGACATTAGTATATAAACTATAAACAAAAGAGTAATGAAGATGTTACAAGACGTTACAGATTGGTTTAAGGCTGAAATTCTTGGCGACCAATCATTACAACAGGAAAGAAAGAAGCAGAAATCACAGAAAGATTTCGAGAAGCGTATTAATGAAGCAACTCATCATGTCTGCCTCTCAGATCGTCCTAATAATGATGGGTCTCCATATCCTGTTATCTGCATGGATGGTACCGTTATCTATAAAATTTGTGAGAATCCTCGAATCGAGAAAGGAGAAATCAGCCTTGAAGATGTAGGGGAAGTCTTGACAAGACAACGCATTCGTTATGCTGAAAATAAGCTGAATTTCAGATAGTTATGTGGTTTAAAAGTTAAATAAAGTTGCTAAAAAGCGATTAAAGAAAGTAACGTTTGGTCAATCCAAAATTTCTTTGTACCTTTGCATCAGTTAATTAAACAACAAATAAGTTTAACAATTAAATGATAAGAGCAATGAAAAAGGTAAAGTACGTTATTAAGGCAACAAAGTTCAAAGATAACACATACGAAGATGTTGTTTTTGAAAATCAGCCACTCAGTCAAAAACAGGAAACATTCAGTGACGTAAAGCACATCTTAGATTTAGATTTTGAGATTGCTTTAGATGAAGGCAAGAAAGTTCAGTATGACGGAGTAGAGCTTGATATCTTCAATGAAGATGGCACAATCCTCAAAGAGTGGATTCAAGACGTAGCATAAGGTAACGGAGTGACTAACCATCACTCCACAATATATAGAGCAATGAAATACGAAGAAACGTTTAAACAACAAATGGCAGTAATTGAAGCCATGGTTGGAAAGACCAAAAAGATGAAAGAAGAGAACTGCGCCCTTTATGCTCTCATTTACATGAGGGAATGGCTTAAAGGAGTTGTAGATGATTTGGATAAAATCATCCCTTAACAATATTAAATAGTAAGAGCAATGGAATTGTTAAAGAAAGGTCAATTACCACCTAAGGTAAAGGAATTGATAGTTTCCAAAGTCGGAAACTACCAAGCTGAAAAGCTAACTGCAACGCTCCTTAACGGAACGTTAGCACAGAAAGCAGACATCATTAAAGATTTGAATCTTGAAGATTATCTGCGTGTTTGCTATAATTGTGGCAAACTCATAACGAATGGTTATATAAAAGAAGGCTGTATAGCTTCCTATTGTAGCATGAGTTGCATCATTAAAGACTTAGAAAAGCCTTATTTTGATTCTCATATTTTTAATGAAGAAAACCCAAAAGGCACTATCTTTTGGACATCATGGGAGGTTTAGTTATGACAAAGCAAGAAGAAATCGATATTCTACAGTCCTTGAAGGGCGATACCTATTTCGCTCAGTTCTTCGGTAGCAAGGACATTGACCAGATGTGTCAGAACATCAATAACAACTTCGCCATTGAGGGCGGTTGCGGATTCAGTCAAAAAGCAGAAGCTTTAGAGCGAATTAACGCAGACCTCAAAAAGGAGATTCAACAGAAAATCTATGATTTAGGAATGGAACTTATCAAGGACCTAGATAAGGGATTTGATGAGGATGCCATCTATCAGTTGGTTAAAGGCGAGGTCGGAGTAGATGCCATCATCAAGTTTAAGCGTAAGAACGATTTGGAGCTTACGGATAAGGAGATAGATTATTTGGTATCTAAACTTCCATGATTATGAAGCATATATGTAGTAATTGCATAGCTTCCGAGATATGCTATAGTGAAGGCAAGAAGCCTAATGACACTTGCCTTCATTGGGAATGGAGATATGCAGGTTTATGGTTTGATAATTAAAAAGTAAGACAATGGGAAAAGAGAAAGTTACAGTAAACGATTTGAAGGTTACACTCTCAGAGCTTGGTGTAACATCTGGCTTGAAGCAGGAAAAGATTATTCAACGCCTGCAGGTCAATGGCTGTTTGATTGCAATGGTAACAGATGTATTAGATCAGCTCATCAAGGATGAGCAGGGCATGTTTAGGCTGTTAAGCGTTCGCTACAAGCAAGAGCAGAAGATGCACTACACTCAAATGCAGGATGCAGCCAAAAAGTACTACTTCCATTTGAAACCCTTTAATAAGAGTTTCTTCGGTGATGAGAATATTTGCGCCAACCTGGAGGATAACGCAAATGACATCTATGAAATCATCAAGCTTCTTGCGGACCACACTAACGACCACAAGGATATGGAAGTGATTAAGAGAAACCTCAGAAAGAGAAAGTTGAACCATCATATTTTCGATTAAGATTATGGAGAGCTCTATGTTATTTGAGAAAATTACTCGCAGATGTCTGCTTACCTTGGATGGGGGGGGGCAAAGATTCAAGCAATCCTCACTATGCCGAAGCCGACAAAGCCCATCTTTCCACAGGAAATGGAGCGTCAGTTCATTAAGAGTTTTAATGAATCGCAGCCAAATGCGGTTCACAAGGTTATCAAGTGTCACATAATGAGAAATTAGTTATGGAAACAAAAGTAGAAGTTAAGACAATTCCTTTGCATGGATTGTTCATCCATCGCAAGCAGGTTTGGCGTTCACTCGGTAAGCTGAGAGCAGAAAGCCATTCTACGACAGCGCAAAAGGTGTTTATGAATGAGCATGATACCGAGGTATCAACTGAGAATGCTGATTTCATTGATGGCTTGAAAGTCACTCCTTATGATGGGGAGTTGCCAAAAATATCAAAAAACGTTGGTAGTATGAGTTACTACCAGTATTGTTTAACGCAAAAATTGGTTTAGTTATGGAAACTGAGATTAATATAGTGGAAATCCTAAAGGATAAGCCAGCAAATACGAAGCTATATTCTCCTTTGTTTAGTGAAGTATTTTTTTCGCATGTAAGTGGCGGTTATATAGCTGTGGAACATCATGGAGGAACATCACTATTCTTAAGTAGTGGCAGATTCTATGATTACGATGGATCAGAGCCGTTATTATTCCCTTCTAAGGAAATGCGTGATTGGAACAAATTTGCTTGGCAGAAGGGCGATATCTTGGTTAATGAGAATAATGCGCATATTATCTTCGAAAACTTTACAGATGATACATATACAACCTTTATAGGTAGACGTTATCTTAATAAGAATTATAAAAATTATGTCCCAGGACGCTATACTTGTGTTACCCAACATTTTCATATTGAAGAAAGTAATGCTGCTCAAATCTATATATATAATATTGAGGAAAAAAATGGTGGCAAACTCGATCTTAAAACTTTGGAAATAGAAAAGCCTAAGTGTGAGTTTAAGACATTCGATAAAGTATTGGGGCGAAATGAGAAAGATGATGTATGGGAAGCTGACCTCTTTTCTCATTATAGAGAAGAATCACAATATCCTTTTCGGTGTATCGGATTTAGTCGTAAGTATTGTATTCCTTACGAAGGTAATGAACATCTTCTAGGCACAAGAAATAATCCTGAATAGTACAACCTCCACGACACAGAATGAGCGAAAGTAAGTTAAGGCTTTATGCCCATATACCTTCTTAGCCCCAGAACAATACTGGTCGTGGAGGTCACTATAAAACTTAAAAATATGATGGACGATAAGAGAGGCACTTAAAGATTTGGAGGACTAGAATATGGAGAAAATTTATAAAGGAGAAATTCAGAGATTGCTGCCTATCTTTCAAGCAATGGCAGATGGTAGGATCATTCAATTTGCAGCAAATGGTAATGATTGGGCAGATATAGATGGTGAAGAGGAAGGTTTATATCTTGATACACTCATAGATAACCCACAATATTATCGCATCAAGCCAGAGCCAAAGTACCGCCCTTTTGCCAATGTAGAAGAATGTTGGACTGAGATGAAGAAGCATCAGCCGTTCGGGTGGATAAAGTCTAAGGAAGATGGAAGTCGTTCCTTAATTACTCTTATTATTAGCGAAGAAAATATAGATATAAATTGTATCAGTGGCTTTAATTCGGATAAAATTATGAAAAGATTTACCTTTGACGACGGAGCAGTCTTTGGAATTTTAGAGGAGGAATAGCTTATGTATAGACCGATTACAATGTATCAGATTGTTTGCGATAGATGCGGAGAAGTATTTGGCGGTACAGACACTTGCTCTGCACTATTCAGTAACAAAGAAGTTGATATTGGTGATTACTCTGATTGGGAAATGATAGATGGCAAACACTATTGTCCCGATTGTTATGAGGTGGAGGTCATTGATGGAGTGTATAACGTTAAAGCAAAATAGATATGGCAACGTATAGAATAGTAGATATGTATCGTAAAAGCAAGGCTGTTAAAGGCATACATTACGATTCTCAGGATAACCCAATCCTTGCTTATCGTGTAGATAAGAGACATTCATTGCTCTTTGGACTTATCCATTATTGGGACTATGGCGCATATAACCTTTGCCCAGACTATTTGTTTTCTTCGATTGATAAAGCAGAAGAAGCTATATTGAAGGTTGATAAAAGTAGAAGAGTAACAATTATTTTATATAAGTAGCTTATGAAAATTAAAGATATTAAATTCAAGGCTAAACGTCTTGACGGAAAAGGATGGGTTTGCGGATATTTCTACGAAGAGAATGATAATACATACATCATTGAGAATCGTCAGAAAGAAAGCAAGTTAAACAGAAATTTCACTTATCAGGTTGACCCTTCTACAGTCTGCCAGTACACAGGGCTGAAAGACTGTGAGGGCAATGAATTGTACGAACATGATGTTATCAAGAATTATCCTTTTATTGCATCAGAAATTGTATGGTTTGAAGAATTAAGTGGGTATTACCTCACACATGCTAATGGAAAGATTTGTGAAAAACCGTTAGGTTATTATCTTTCATTAGGTAAATTCATAGTTGTTGGCAACAAATTCGATAGGAGAAATAGCGTATGAAAGAAAAGTTTTTTAATTTCTTCAAATCAGCCGTATGGCTCGTCTTAATTTTCATAATAGGGGTAATTGGTTTTAAGATTTCTTTCAGCTTAGGAACTCCACACGAAAAAGAAGAGTTTAATATAAAAATATTCACCAAGAATGGGCATGACTATCTGCTTGTGGACACGAAACACGGAGTTTGTGTTATTCACTCAGAGAGCTGTCCTTGTCATAAAAATAAGTAGCTATGAAGAAGGAAATATTTGACTTCTCAGAGGCTCTGAGAAGAATGAAGGAGGGGAAGAAAGTGAGAAGGGTAATTTGGGAAGAATGTGGAGCTTATATCCATATTGTCTCTGAGACTATTGTGGCTGTATGCGATGGAAAATTCTTTCCTTGTGTTTTTAAAGATTCTGAGGATATTCTCGCAACAGACTGGGAGGAGGTGTAAGGATAGCATATGGAAAGAGTAACTAAGGCTATGTATAAGTATTTGTCCGAAGTCAAGAAGAATGTTTTGAATCTAGTAGTCTCCAAGCAATGGTTTGATATGATTGCTACTGGCGAAAAGACCGAGGAGTATCGGGATATTAAAGGTTTTTGGATGAGTCGCCTTCTCCTTATCAAGGATGAGAAATTCAAAGATTTCGATAAGTACGATAAGCTCCATATCGGTAAGACATTTGAAATGCTTATAGACATCAATACTATCAAGGAGAAACTGAATAATGGTACAATGAAGTTCGTACCATTCACTCACGTTCTCTTCAAGAACGGCTACTATGACGATAGCCCAAAGGTCGTGAAGGAAATTGAGAGTATCACCATCGGCAAGCCGAAGAAAGGTCTTTGCCCAGGCAAGTGGTTGGATCATGAATTTTTCATCATCAAGTTCAAGTAATATGGATAAGACAATAGAGCTATCATATAATCACCTCATTTCGCAACTCAGAAAAGAAAACGCTGATTTGAGGAATGAGGTGAGAGTATTAAGGAAGTTGTTAACAAGAAAAGGTGGCGAACCACCTAATTAACACTCCGTAACACCATGTTAAAGTGTGGTTTTGACTATCTTTTGTCAAATTAGCTTCCTGTAGTTTTTGGTAACATTAGTTAAGTTAAAGAAAGGTTAAATACTTTACATAAGCCATTCTAAGCTGTTCTATTTTCTTCCCCATATCCTTATACCATTTTTCGGAATTAGCCCAATACAGAGGAAAATAGGTTTTATTTAACACTCTAGTAATCAATAAGTTATATAAAGTTAAGCAAGAAAAATAATGCGGTTAAAATTTGGTCAAATGCTAAAAAATGACTACCTTTGCACTATCAAAAATAAATAATAACAATTAAAAGATAAGAGCAATGAAACAGACAATAAACGTATCAAACAAAGCTGAGGTTGTTGCAGCAGTTACAAGTGATTTTGATGGAGCTTATAACTATTTCGAAGGTGATATTCGTAAGGGCAATCTTAGAGCGCATGTAACTAACTGCTTCCATGGTAACAAGTTGAGAATCCAGATTACCTATTGGGAGGATGGCAAGAGTGTGGCAGTTGAAACCGCTTCAACATGTTCAACAGCAAAGGGGATTGTTAGTAAGGTTTCTAAATTCTTAGATATTAAGTAAATAAAAAGGTAACGACTGGTCCAACCAACTAGTCACAATAAGAGCAATGAAATGTTAGACAGAACAAACATTCACTTTAAGAAAGCTGTAGAAGCTATATTGGAAAAGGTAAAAAGAAATAAGGGGCGTGTAACGTTTGGTCTTGGTACAGATTACTTAGACATCTGTTTATTTATTAAAGAAGACAGCGAAGTTTTTTATCATGACATGATTTGTAATTTTCATACTAAAGACGAAATCCGTCAGAAGGTAGATAACTTCAATAAAATGTATTACGCATGCAGACAATTAAAAAAGAAAGGAGATCGCCATGAGTAAGGAGTATATTGGAACAGATTGCTATAATCGCAAAATGGAGCTTTACCATATCGGCAATGAAGTTTATTGTGACCACATCAAAAACGGAGTTGTCGTCAAGACAAACAGCATCACTGTAGATAACCGCATTCTTGGATTGTTTGGCAGTCCTCATACAAGCGGAGCATATATCTACGATGAGATAGCAAGAATGTATGGTAAGAAATTGTAATAACTGCATATAAAAAGTAAGAGCAATGAAGACAGACAACGTTTTAGAGCATTTCGCTGAAATGATGATTTCACGAATGCAAAAGATGAAGGCAGGAGATTGGAAGATGGGGTGGTTCACCACATCTTATGGTGGAAACCCAGTGAACCTTGGAGGGCGTGAATATAATGGAATGAACTCATTCTTCCTGTTCCTCTGCATGATGGACGAAGAAAGATTCAAATATCCTATCTTTGCTACCTTCAAACAGATAAAGGCATTAGGAGCTAGTGTGAACAAAGGAGAGAAAAGCTTCCCTGTTCTGTTTTGGTCCATCCAGTACAAAGACAAGAATGGAAACAAAATAACAGAAGACAGCTACAACGGAATGACTCGATCAGCCCAACTAGACTGCAAAGTACAGCCTTTCTTGAAGAGCTACAATGTGTTCAACCTCAGTCAAACCAACCTCGAAGAGATAGCACCTAAGACGATGCAGAAGTTGAAGGAGAAGTTCAGTCTCAAAGATAAGAATGAGTTGCCGACAGACACGGCTGGTATGTACGTCAACGAGAAAATTGATGATATGCTTCTTTATCAGAAGTGGCTCTGCCCTATCCGCTACGACAAGTATTCAAGTGGAGCTTTCTACAGAGTTGGGGTAGATGATATTACAACACCACTTAAAAGTCAGTTCAAGAAGGGCAATACAGAGCATGAGATATTCGAGGATGGACAGGAGTACTACTCAACCCTTCTACATGAAATGGTTCACTCAACAGGGCACAAGTCTAGATTGAATAGAGGGTTTGAGACTGAGAAAGGAGAAAAGGACTATGCAAGAGAAGAGTTGGTTGCGGAGCTTGGAGCAGCTCTTATCGGAAACGTCCTAGGCTTTAGCAGTCGCATTTTAGATAATAACGCTGCTTACCTAGATGGTTGGATCAGCAAGCTTAAAAAGCAACCAAAGTTCATCGTTTCAGTCTTGACAGACGTAAACAAGGCAGCTAAAATGGTATTAGAAATCGTGAACAAAGAAAAGGCGCAATTACTAATGCCTGCATAAGATATTTTATTGCTCTATCTAAGGCGGTATAAGCGGATTTGCTTGTATCGCCTTTATTCATTATCATCAAAAAACATAAAAAGCTCTATAAGCGAAAATAAATATGCAATTTCTTGGTTAAATATATTTGTTGATTAAATATTTTTAGTATCTTTGCACCAAAAGTAGTAAAGATATGAACATCGAAGAAATACTCAAGAAAACTGATACTATCAGCCAAAAGATAGAAGAGCTACGCAGAAGGACTGTAGTGGTCCCTTTGTGGAGTTATCTTTTGAGTTTATATGAGCCAGAAAGCCATAAGGTAATGACAGATACCATAAGCCTTCGTGATAAAGACAATGGTGAAAAATCATCCCGTATAGCGGTTGCCCTTGAAAAGCTGCTCACAAACAGAATAACAGAATTTACATTCTCTATACCAGTTAAGAGAAAGTACAACACTCCAGAAAATGATATTCAGAGGGAAATCCAAAAGGCATTAGAAAAAATCTACGATTGTGCTCATATTGACAACATGAACTACAAACGTGGACTAGCCTATTTCGCAAGCTGTGAAATCTTCACCATCTGGTATTCAGTCAAGAAGCATAACTCTCTATATGGCTTTGAATCAAACTACAAGTTGAAGTGCAAAACCTTCTCTCCTATGGATGGAGTAAGATTGTACCCTATCATTGATGAGTATGATGATATGCAAGCTATGTCGTTTGAATATAATAAGACCGTTTCCGATAAAGAGACGGTAACATTCTTCGAAACCTTTACAGAAAACTATCATTTCATTTGGAAGAAAAGTAACCTTGGTGAAATGTGGGAGGAAGTAACTGCACAAGTTGATGAGGATGGGAACACTGAGAGTGGTGAGGAAATCATCATCCATAAGATTCCTGGAGTATACCTGTCTCGACCTCACGCCATCTACGAGGGGCTTGATAATATCCGAAGTGAATTTGAGTATAATGTCAGTCGCAATAGCAACGTGATTGCATATAACGCTGCACCAATCGCAAAAGTTAAGGGTGGAATAGTCGGACAGGAGAAAAAGGGAGAAAGTTTGCGTATATGGAGAGTCGAGAATGATGGCGATATTTCATACGTATCATGGAACCAGTCGCAAGAAGCGGTTAGCGGTCAGAATAAAACCCTCCTCGGATTGTACTGGATGCTTTCTCAAATGCCAGATATTAGCTTTGAGAATATGAAATCTCTTGGTAATATCGGCTACGATGCAAGACAGACGTTGCTCACAGATGCACATCTGAAAGTTCGCATGGAATCGGGCGCTTTCAAGGAGTTCTTTGAAAGAGAGTTCAATGTAATCAAGGCATTCTTGAAGGTCATGAATCCAAAATGGGAAAAGGAGATAGATAACGTCACCTGCGACCACATCATCACTCCTTACATACCAAAGGATGAGAGCTACGACATCACCATCAGACAAAAGGCTAATGGTGGTAAGCCGGTAGAAAGTCAGCTTGAATCCATCGTTAAGCTTGGGCAGTCGCAAGACCCTCAGCAGACAATGGAGGATATTCGACAGGATGAACTTAATGCGGCAGCAGTACAGCAGTCTGCTTTTGCTATGGGTGAACAAACAATATAAACGCAATAAACTGCACAAGTTATGAAGAAAAAAATCGCAATTTGGCTATTCAAGTTAGCTAGAAGACTCTACCCTATCAGTGTAACTGTCTTTGAACAGAAAGAAATTCTAGAGCCAAAGGTATGTGCCAAGGCTTATAGTATCGACAAGAATTACATTCGCCACTACAAGCGAGACCATCATGTCAAGTCCATGAGAGAAGCTTTGCGTGAGATAACAAAGGAAACTCTCGCACAGGCAAAGAAAGATGTACTCAATACTATCGAATCCAAGATCATGAAGCAGAGAGTATATCAGAAGGATGGCAATACGATTGTAGAGGTAAAGGTTAATTGCTATGTCTCCAAAGAAGAAAGTTAAGCCTATTCCAAAAGAACCTCAGTTCTGCAAATTATGTGCCCACGTTTCCAATCCACGTAATCTTAGTGTTACGGGAGAGCCAACGTTGGGCACTTGCCCTTATGAGGAGTTTGCTATCCTCTATCAAAGGGAATGTGTAAACGAACATTATAAGCCGAAATAAATGAGACCAAATATCCCCAATCAAAAGAAAGCATACGATGCTCTGAACAGACGCTTAGTTAACTACGTGGTACAAGTTCAGAGCATTTATGATAGAATCGCTAGCCAAGTTGCTACTGCTATAGATGGTGTCGGTTATGATGGTTCTGCGGAGTTCTTGTTTGGGGACTATCCAGAACTGAAACAAAACATCAATGGCATCATGACCAGTTATGCTGCACAGATGAATAACCTCATCTATGCAGGTACCACAAAGGAGTGGAAAGAAAGTAACATCATGCAGGACCTACTTGCAAGAAAGGTACTTCGTGCTTATGATTTTGAGAAGGGCGGAGATAAGTACAACAGGTATTTCCAACCTAACTCGGATGCTTTGAAAGCTTTCCAAAATAGAGCGGATAATGGGTTAAATCTCTCTCAGAAGCTATGGCATCAGTCACAAGCCTTGAAAAAGGAATTGGAACATACCATATCAACTGCAATAGAAAGAGGGCAGTCTGCGGTTGTTCTCAGTAAGCGAATCAGTAAGTATCTGATAGACTACCCTTCATTAAAGGCTGATTATACAGAAAAGTTCGGAAAAGCCGCTACATGCGCGAATTGCCAATACGCTTCTATACGTCTGGCAAGAACCGAGATAAACATGGCTTATCGAAAGGCAGAGCAGACACGTTGGCAACAATTTGACTTCATCTTGGGCTATGAGATTAAGTTGAGTAAACGCCACCCTGCACCCGACATCTGTGATGATTTGTTGGGAATATACCCAAAAGACTTTGTCTTCCTAGGTTGGCATCCTAACTGCATGTGTTATGTTGTACCTATTGTGATGAGCGATGAAGAGTATTATGGTTCTCCTTCCATTCAGAAGTCAGCTATAATTTCTCGCACCCCAAAGAACTTTAATGACTGGGTACGTAATAACCGCAGCCGAATCGGGCAAGCTGAAACACTTCCATACTTCTTGAAGGATAACAAAAAGTATTGGCACCTGTCTGTTGAGGACGCGGCTGAGTACCGCCATGCTGACAGAGACGAAAAAGCCATAAAGCTTGCTTGGAAGAACAGAGACTTATTGAAATACAACATAGATGTAGATAATTCTGACATAGCAACATTAAGGCGAAATGCTAAAGCCTATGAAGTTGATATATCAAGCTTTGAAAAATTCCTCACTACACATCAATTTAAAGAGAGTTTTGGAATGATGACTGATAGTGAACGTTCTGTTTTGTCAGATATGTTCGATAAGTATGATGATAAGGTTCGTCAAGCTGTAGAGTCTTTCGGCAGGATAAAGAAAAGTTATCTGGCTAAGTTTGATTATAGCTATGATTTCGGTGATTGGAGGGATGGAATAACCAAGAAGTTTGCGAATATCACTCCTACACAATTTGAACCAGTTAGCAAGATAAGACCAAAGTTGAAGACTACCTATGATGAAGCTCGTAGGGAACTGCAAGACCTTCGTTCTATTCCGTTGAAGCCTAAGAAGCTAATAGATGATTTCGATGATTGGGAATTGGAGACTGCATTAGACGACCAGGAAGCAGTTAAGGCAGGAAAGAAGCTCATGCAAAATCTGTATGGTCCAAACATTGATAACGTCAATTCTTGGATAAGAGTAGAATCGGCTCGCATAACAGAAGGCTGGGGCAAGGCTTATGAGGTCTTTCTTGACGAGTATCATAACGGCTTGAAGGAGGTCATGGAAGCTGCTACCCATCTGAACGAATTGAGAACAGCAGATTTGAGTATCATTCCTGCAAGATGGATTCCTCGCTTCAATGATTATATCAAGACCATAGAAACTGCAAGGATTGATGTCCGAGGTTATGAAAGGGTTTATCGTGAGATAGAGGGTGCATACAACATCTATAAGCTGTCTTCGGATCAAGATTTGATTGCGTATGGCTTAGATAAGCTATCCTTCAATACACCTCATACCATCGTGGAAGGCTTTAGAGGTATTGGATTGAGTCCGACCAAATGGCTTGGAAAGAAAGAGTTCTACGATAGCTTTTACAAGTTTGTTCCTTGTATTAGCCTTAGCGGAAACAAAGCCTATTATTGGAGCAAGTATAAACATGTTAGAATAGACTTCAATGGTCTAAAGGAAAGAATCTTAAATTCAGAATGGTATCGCAAGGGTCTCCAATATCACGAATACGGACACGCTAAAGCCGCATTACAAGGTAATTGGGAAGGAAATGCAGACTTCAAGAATCTTTATAAAAGGTTTTTTGCAGACTACAACAAGCCCGAATATAGATACGTAGATGGAGAAGGTGTTTCGCAATGGAAAATCGCTGATAGACTATTTGAAGAGCTCAAACTCGTAAAAGACAAAACGTATGATGTAATGGAACAATTTGGCAAAATCTCTGATACTTTGCAAGCTATCGACAAAGACCACAACTGGATACAGGGAATGTTAGGACACGAAGTCGATTACTTCGCATCGAGTTCGCATAATTGTTTAGCTGAGATTATAGCCCATTTAAGCGAAAATTATTGGTCTAACAATAAATACTTCAAAAAGGTTTTGCCAAGGCTTTATAATGAAGCTATGGCTCTCTATGAGAAGTATTATAAGCTAAACAAACCGACAAAAAGATAGGTGGTAGCCTATGGTTCTACCACCCATCTTGATTTTCTTTCGGTAGGACCTACGGCTGATTCATTGGTAATATAGGTCAGACCAAACTTTGTTTTAGTTTTCATTGCCTTGCGAATAGAGAGCATTATTTCTTCTCTCGTAAAGCCGCTAATAGGATAGTTTTGTAGAGCTAATTCTACTGCGCACATTTGAGCTACACCTGCATTTCCTTTGGTATAGTAGTTCACCACCTGTTCGTCTGTAAGCTCGTCCACGGACTTAACAGAACATTGTTCTAGATATTCCTGTATATTCATGCTGCAAAGATAGTAAAAGTTTTCCAAACTACAATACTTCCGATTAAAAAGTTAGTAAAAGTTAGCAAACAGACTATAAAGAAGTTTAAAAGTTAAACTATTGTAAGTGCTTGAAAATAAAGTGATTATTATTTGGTCAATTCGCAAAAAATGACTATCTTTGCACTATCAAAAATAAATAATAACAATTTAAAGAATAGGAGATAAGAGCAATGAAACAATTCGAAAATATTAAGGTTGGAGACAAGATTATTGTTAACTATATATTTGAAGAACGTGTAGTAACGGTCAGCAAAGTAACCAAGACTCTCATTATTGTTGGCGATCGCCGATATAATAAAAATAATGGGTTTACTTATGGAAGAAGAGGTTACAATTTTCCTTATATCGTTCGAGTAATGTAGAAGAGAAACATCTCCATATTTATACAAGTAATCATGACACAGCAAGAATTTGAACAGCGAGTAGGAATGTCGGTCAATGCTACCGAATACGCTTCCATCGAGAATGTATATATGGCAAGTGACCTAGATAAGGATGCTTTCTGCATTCTTTGGGAGAAGATGAACTTCAAAAGAGTTGCAAGAGCTAGAGAAGAGCGAGCAACCAAGTTGAAGGAGCAAATGAAGAAGGAGCAGCTATTCGATATACTGAACAAGCCATACGGCAAAAACGAGTTTGGTACGCTAGCCGATAACTTCTACAGCAAAAGTGAAAAAGCTGTACTAGAAAGCATCGGAATCCACATGCAGCAAGAAAGAAATGGCATTCCATACTTTGTAAGCGTAGCATCAGTATTGGTTGATTTACGCAAATATTTGAAAGTCGCATAAGAAGGAAATGGTAGGGCTAACCACCCTACCTCAATACGATAAGAGCAATGAATACGATAAAAACGTTTATTCCATCAGAGTCAGTTGACGCATTCAAGAAGTTTGCTGACAAGACAAAGCGCAATGTAGAAGGTTTCGACTACACCATTAGTAACCCACGAAAAAAGTTATTCCGTCATGTGGTAGTAGAAGATTGTCAAACCATCATTGGTAAGTATTGGCATGACATCTGTGACCTCACCATCAATATGCCAGACGAAAGTAATTGGAGATTGCTGGCCACATATAAGAATGGAGCCTTTACTCCTGCTGATACAACCAAGGAGTTGGTATTCAAGATTAAGGAGCATGGAGCTGATTACGGCAAATGCGACCTATGTGGTCATTGGTGTAACAACGCATACGTAATCGAGAATACGCAAACTGGCGATGAACTGCAAGTAGGTTGCGAGTGCATAAAAAAGTTCGGATTGAAGTACATTGACTTTCTCTCAGACTTTACACGCAAACTTCATGAGACCTACGACCACACCATCAGATATGCCACCGATGATGACTATGGAGACCTTATCCCAATTTGGGGTGGTCCTAAGGATAGTAGATATACGGATGCCATCTTGAAGAATGAAATGATCGCCATGTGCAAGGCTCAGTATGACGAGTGCCCTGTTTACAAGAAAGGCTATTACGCAAATGGTCACTATTACCCATCAGAAACAATCGCCAAATTAGAGGAAATAAGAGACTCAAAGAAGTTTACAGTTGACTCTTCATACATAACAAAGGTCTGCGATTTTGCGCTCTCTAAAGAGCCTAAATCGCAATTCGAGGTTGAAATGCAGAAAGTAGCAAATGACTACTACACATTCTCGGAGCAGTTCGTTTATGCTTTCTTCCTGGTGAAGAACTACGAGGATAGCTTAAAAGGTGGTATTGATGCCATCAAGAAAGGTATGCAAGTCAAGGTAGTCGGTAAAGTCATTCAACAGCGCACAGAGCAGTCTTACTACGGAGAAATGGTCACAAACACCATCCTTACTAAAAACGGAATAGTCTGTGAAAGGGTTGGCAAAATACCAACTGCACAAAAAGATGGCGAGAAGACCACCGAGTTCTATGCTATCGTCAAGGGTGTGTTCAATGGAAAGGTTTGCCTAGACAGAGCTACTAAGAATCCAAAGAAAGGAATTGAAGTGGCAATGGAGATTTAGTTATGAGCGCATTCAACATCAACACCTATTATGGCTGTGAAACTTGCGAAGCAGCCGACGAATATGGTAATTGTTGCAAGCATGGTCTGTTATTCCCTGTCCTGCTTGTGATAGCTAATAAAAGGGAATGCCCAAATTATAGATTTCAAAGAAAGGATTGAGATATGATAGACTTAGTAAAGATGGTTTCCTTGATCGCTAAAAATGAAAGCGATAAGCCTGCATCAATAGACTTCAATGGAAGGGTTGGATGTCTTTTTTTCCGTAATCATAGCTTTAAGGTAGATTGGACGGAAGGTAACGAACAAGTAAGTTTTGAGAGCTCAAACAGCAATTCTCTGTCTTCAACAATAAGTATACTTGAAAGCTTGCAACATATTTGCTTTGATTATTTCAAGGACCATTTGATTGAATACGATATTGCATTAAATAGAAAGTATGGCTTTCTTCTGATTACCCACATACAATAAACATAAGTATTATGAAGATATACAAATTGATATGGTATCTCTACACAGAGGACCAACTTAAAGAATCTCTCATCACAGATAAGGAAGTAGCAGAAGCACGTTACCAAGACCTCAAAAAGGCTCTTTATCGTGGATGCTGGTTATCCCTCTCAGAATTAGTAGAAAACGAAGACCATGTACTAGAGGAGGGTGAAGGTCTTCATTATAACGACATTTAAATGTTAGAGCAATGGAACAGAAGTTATTAGATTTGATTATCAGCATTGGACAAAACAAGGGTTGGACAGTAGATTTCTTAGACCACGACAATAAACTTGTTGATGTATGTTTTCAGCGTTATTCTCCTGCAGGTAAAGATTTCAATATGTCAATCGAAATGCCAAACAATGACCCGAATGGTTTTTTGGCGCATCTCTCCAACTACTATGAGAACTTCGATCCAGATGGTGAAGCTTTAAACTGGTGTGACGAAGAAGGTCATGGAATAAACGGAGCACCTAAACGCTTGAAGGATATCATCATTGATTTCGAGGAAATCGAAAAGGAAATCAAAGAACTCCTAGAAGTGTTCAATCTTCGAATAGAGGAACTAGAGAAAGCTGCCATCCACAAGGTTAAAGTGCAAGTAACCGAATACCTGCAAAAGGTAGTGGAGGTTGATGCCATCAATGGCAGTGACGCATGCGATAAAGTCGAAGAAATGGTTAATGGGTCAGAAATCATCTTGACCGCAGACGATTTCACAACAAGAAAGATTGAGCCTTATGAAGCTGAGTAAAACTGCACAAGGTGTGCAAAAGCTAAAAGATGGAGATTTGAAAGGAGCACTCTCCATCTTTTCTACTTTTAAGTATGATTTCACAAGGGATGAACGTAGAACCATGCGAATTGCATACGAATCACTTTGCGGACATGGTGCTTTCTATCAATCATTAGGAATTGATGCTAGTCAGATGATAGTAGATGCGGTAACTATACTAAACGCTAAGTATCTGAATAACAATAAGTTAAACTAAGTTAGCAAAAAGTGTTTTCTGCCCAAATCATTTGGTCATTTGCAAAAAAATGATTACCTTTGCACTATCAAAAATAAAATAACAATTTAAAAGATAAGAGCAATGAAAAAGGTAATAGTTGAAATAAGTCTCAGAGACACAAGAAAGGCTTACTCGAGAATGGAAGGTTATAATTTTATAACTGGAAATGGTAAATGGACCTCATCAAATGTTTACGAATCGTCTGAATTTGACGCAGACGATGAAGATGAAATGGACGTATTGGAAGATTTGCGAGACACTATCGAGAATATTCTTTCTGATTGTGAATACGAAATAAATGAAGTAGAAATCTAAAAAAAATACATAAGAGCAATGAAACTGATTACGAAAGAAATTAAGAAGAGACTGGAAAAATATCCTCTCTACTCACAGGATGGCAAAAAGGAAGAAGCCATCTGTCAAGCAAAGTTCTTCCTTTGTGTTGGTGCATGGTCTTGGTTCATATTAGAAGCAGACCTAGAGAACAATATCGCCTACGGAATCACTATCAACGGAAGTGGTGAAGGCGAGTACGGCTACACAAGCTTAACCGAGTTGCAGGGGCTAACAACAAAGTTAGGCTTAACAGTAGAGCGAGATACCTCATTCTCCCCTACTCCACTAAAGGATATTAATAACGAATATCTAAAGAAGTTTCTTAAGAAAATGTACGCTTGAAAATAATTTCTCACTTTTTTCAAGAAACTATTTGTTGATTAAATAATTTTGTCTATCTTTGCAAAAAGTTACAAAAGAAATGAAGATTTATACATCATACTTCTCAAACGGAGCTAAGTTAGCAAAAGCTGGTATCATGATGATCGGCATTGCCCTCTACCCTCCGAAATGGTTTACAGGATTGTCAAACAAGTACGTGTCACCATCATGGGATATTCTTCACAACTCCAAATCGGAAGAAGATTACGTGCAACGTTTCAATTCTGAGATATTGGCTCATCGGGACCCAAAAGCATTTCTCGCTGCAATAGAGAAAATGGCAAATGGAAAAGATGTAGCTCTATGTTGCTTCGAAAAGCCAGATGAGTTTTGCCATCGCCACCTAGTGGCAAAATGGCTGAATGAAAAGTTGGGAGTACAGGTCGAGGAATTTGGAATTTCCAAGAATCCTGTTTACTCGGAGCAAAGCTTGTTTTAGGCATCCCTCCTTCCATCGGAATACCCACTAGGGTTGGCGGCTCGGAAAGACGAGCATTTTTGCGTGTAGAGAATATTGTTATTATAAGCGGAGATAGCTCAGTTAGTAGAGCGCAGTGATACCATCACTGAGGTCGTTGGTGCGGTTCCAACTCTCCGCTCTTTTGCGGGTATAGCTCAGTCGGTCAGAGCGTCACATTCCCAATGTGAAGGTCGAAGGTTCGAGTCCCTCTAGCCGCTCTATTTTTGTAGAATTAAAATAAAAGAGCATGAAAATAGCAGTTATAGGAATGGGCAACGTGGGTGTAGCTTTTGCCGCAGACCTCTCTATTAAAGGTCATGAAGTTACACTTCTAAAGACATCTTCATACAAATCAGATGCCTTTGATAGACTTATCAAGAACGGCAAAAGGGTTTTTCTTAAAGAGAAATCAACTTACATAGAAACTGCAATCAAAGAGGTTTCTAAAGACCTCAGTAAGGTTGCAGAAGCAGAAGTTATATTTTGTGCTATTCAGAGTAACTTCTATGAAGGTCTGGTAGAACGCATCCATCAATATCTTCACAATGATCAGATTGTTGTCTGTATCTCTAGTTACGCATCCTCTTTCTATTTTGAGAAACATTGCAGAAAACTACCAATGTTAGTTGAAACAACAGGTCCATATTTGGAAGGACGAGTAGAGTTGGATGATAAACCGAACGAAGTTGTTTTTCGTGTTGGTTATAGGCATGAAGTTATTCCTGTAGCATGCTTTTCTAATCATGATACCTGCATGGAGAAACTGCATAAAATTAGCAAAGGTTTTATAGCAAAATATTGCGTGCTTGAGTCTGCATTACTCAATCCAAATATGGTGTTGCATACGGTAGGTTCAATTATGAGTATTCCGAGAATAGAATATTCAAAGGGAAATTTCTGTATGTATCGTGAAGCATACGCAAGAGGAAATGACTCCACTATCAATCTATTGATGAGACTTGACGAAGAAAAGATGAAAGTCTTAAAAAACTTGGGCTTTTTCAAAACAAGCGTATTTGAAGCAGGAGGTTTCAATATGTCAGACCCAATAGAGAGTTTGCATCGTTACTCAGAATCTAGTGATAGAGCCATCAGCCCAACATCTGTTCACTCACGTTACATCACAGAAGACGTTTCAGAGGGATTGGTACTGATGGAAAGTATTGCCCATCATATAGGCTTAGAGTTACCTGTTACATCATCCCTTATTACGCTTGCAAGTGTAGCTTTAGGAATAGACTTCCGTAAAACAGGAAGAACTATTCAGAGATTAGGTATTATTGACGAAATAGATATGCTTCATGAAGGTAGATAGCGACATAAGAAACAGAACATTCGGTATTGAAATCGAAATGTGCAATCTTGAAAGGGCGAAGGTAACTTTGCCCGAAGGTTACTCCTGGAGCAAGGAGGAGAGCATTGATAATACCGATTGTTCAAGCAATAAGCAGTTTGGTGGAGAGGTGAATACCCCTCCACTACATCTTTGCTGCTTAAAAGAGCTGCATGACCTCCGTTCTGTATATGAATCGATGGTTGCTGCAGGTGGCAGGCTAAAATGGAGCATCTACACCCATGTACACATTTATGTCGGAGATTTGTCTGTAGATCAGATAAAGAAAGTATTCCTATTCTTCTATGTGTGTTACCCTTATTTTAAGCAGTATGCTAAAATATCAGAATGCGATGAGCTTATATCCATAGCTATGCCAACTCCAACAGAAAAGTATTATGAAGGAGTCCTGCAGGCTCAGACTTTCGAGGATATTCAGAAGTTATTCACTAACAACTCAAACAAAGGTTTCATACGTCATGCAGTGAATATTTCTGCATATTTTAAGACAAAGACGATAGAGTTTAGACTTTACCATGCTACTGATGATTTCTATCAAGCTATGGCTTGTGTTCTTTCCACATACAGGCTATTTTATTACGCTATAAGCCACGAATTGGAGGATTTCAAATCAATTACATCATACCAGCAGTTCTGTGAGGTTACTGGGCTTAAATATGATGTTCCAGACGAATTATGTCCGCTACTCTACCAAGGAAATCCATACGACAAGGTAGAGTCGTATATGACAAAGCCTTTACCATACAATTCTGAAATGGTTTCAGCTCTGTATGATGCTGTAAAAGCTAACGGACACAAGGAAATCTGCATAGTAAATGGCTTCATGTATTACTATGAGTTATTCTTCCTTGATAAGATGGAAGTATCTATATACTGCCAAGATGCCTACTGCTATCTCCTCTATATGTTGGCAAATGGTAAAACATCACTAACATATAAGGATAAGCTTGCATGGTTGGAGGACTATAACAATCCTACACCATCAAGACAGCTTGCTTTGGCTCTTTATGCGGTGAAACTGCAAAAGTATTTCATGAGTGAATCGGCAAGAAATAGTGCCATCTTCGAAGCGTTGAAAATTAAGGCAAGGGAATCTATCGAGAAAACCGAGGAGGCAAATGAGCGATTGATGAGATTACTCACTACATGTGATTTCCATGTCGGAACACTAGAAGAAGCCATCAAGAATAAGAAGGTAATCTTCTTTAATTATGGAAGAATAGAGAAGAAGCAGAAGAGAGCATTCAAACTCATTTCTGAGAATAGTGACTTGAAATCAGACTTTTCTGTTGCAAGGAACGACTACTATAATCTTGTGGAAAGTATTCCGAGTGATAGTTATTTCTACTATTTCAGCAACAGCCCTTATCTGAGAAACCTACATAAGATAGCTATGTGGAATAATTCAAGTGGGGAAAGACGGTCTGCAGGAAGGTTCCTCTATTGCAATAAGCCAACTGCACAAAATAATGCAAGCACCTCGTATTCTTCATACAGAATCGAATGCAATGAGATTGTTCCTCCTGATGATTTGGAGATTACAGACGCAAATAAGCTAAAGATTGAACGAGTAGATGCTTCTCTTCTTCATTGTTTACAAAAGAAGTATATCAAGAAGGTGGACCAATGTAGCGTATGTACGTATGCTTTTGCGGTAAAATACGATAAATATACCCTAGGTGGGTTTGGTTTTACGCTACCTCAACACAAGGGGTATGATTTGTTTCAATTAACGGACTTCTGCACGAATAACGCAATCCCTCGATTGAGTAAACTCATACTGTACTGCATTCAGTCTGTTGGCGTTCAAAGATATTTGAGCAGAAGAATGCACAAACTTTGCGAGAAGGTTATCTCCTGCGCTTATACCCATAAGCCTGTGAGCATGAAATATCGTGGCGTGTACAAGAAAGTGAAGGAACACTGCACGTCATCTTATCTTGCTTACGAAGGAATACTTGGCATATACCCTACGAATAAGGAAATCATTGAGAAATATCAAAAATCGTTGAAGAATGGAAAATGAAGATAGATGGAAATACGCAAAAGTTGATATAAACCTCATAGATGAGGTAGAAATCAATGCAAATGAAATGTCGGGTGAAGACTTCGCCCAACTAACAGACAACATTGCTAAGTCTGGATAGAGTAGTGTGCCTACCTGTATCAAGAAGGATAATGGTAGATACATCATGATCAGCGGTAATCATCGTTTGAGGGCTTGCAAGAAACTGCACTATAAAATGCTAGGCATCTTATATGTAGAAGAGAGCGAGATTACAAATGATGAAGCTATTGCTATTGAATTATCTCACAACTCCCTTCATGGTGAAGCTAATGTTAGCATTTTGAAGAAGTTGTTTGCATCAATTCAATCTATCGACTTTAAGAAGTTTGCCCATGTGAACATCGACGAGATTAAGCCAATAAGCACAGAGGGTATAGATGTATATGCCATGCAGGAGAATTTCGTATTCACAATCATCCTCTATCCTAGCTCATTCGCTAGTCTGGACACATTGTATGGAGACATTCGTGAGCAAGCACGCAAAAGTGATGCTCTCGTTCTAGCTTCCGAAGAAGATAACGAGAAAACCCTGCTTAAGATTCAACAGGACATAGGTAAGGAGTTTGGCATAAAATCCCCAAGCATCACATTTGCAAAGTTGCTAGAGTTAGCAAGTGAACGTTTAACCGAAATAAAGGAAGGAGAAAAAGAAAATGATTTGGAGCATAACAAGTAAGAAGGAAATGGAAGAACTGAATACACCTTCAGTTTTCAGATATTACCAAGAAGCACTTGGTAGAGAAAATATCCAATTAGCAGTTGTTGACGAGACAGACAACCTCGACTTCATTGACAAAGAGGATGTCGTATTGCTAAGAACTGCAAGTGAGTTACTCATCAATACAATCCGAAAGAAAGGTGTAAGGACCACGGCAGAAGATTTTAGCAAGTACGAACTTGTAAGGGATAAAGCTAAACTTGCAAGATGGCTTACGATGAATGGTATTAGAGTACCACATCAGTATCATCAGGTGTTTGACTTGCACGGAAAAACTTATTTCGTAAAGCCTAGATATGGAAGTGATAGTGTTGGTATCTCTGAACTAAACATCTGTCATACCGCTGATGAAATCAGAGTTCAAACAAAAAAGCTTGATCCGAAAGGCAAAGGAGACGTTGTTATAGAAGACTTTATAAATGGAAGAGAATTTACGGTTGTCTGCATAAAAGGCATTCCCCTCAGAACATTTGTAATGGAGGTAATCTGTACAACAAATGGCGGCATCCAAACATACGAAAGCAAGAAAAACTACATGGAGGTCGGCTGTAAGGTCTATGGAGATTTAGATGATAGGGCTAAGAGGATAGCTTCCGATGTTTTCTCCAGTCTTGGGTTACGACATCATGCACGTATTGATATGCGCTGCGATAATGAAGGTAACCTTTACGTGATAGACGTCAATCTCCTTCCTGGTCTCGGACCTATTGGAGATTTAGCACGTTGCTTGTTGCTAACAGAAAATATGTCTTACATAGATGCTTTGAAAGCAGTCATAGCATCTGCAAGTTAGAAAGGTTGATTATGGCAAAGGTAAGAAGAACAGAATTAAAAAAGATTGCCGCTGCTTACGAAAAGAAGGGCGGCAATATGGCTGCTACGGCAGTAGCTTTGGGCATTACACGCCAAGCCTTATATAACTGGCGAAAAGAGGATGAGAAGTTAGCCAAGATGTTGGATGATATAGATGAAGGCATCCTTGACTTTACTGAAAGCAAGTTGGTTGAAAAGGTTAACGAAGGCAACCTAACTGCAATCATCTTCCTTCTGAAAACCAAGGGCAAGAAGCGTGGCTATGTCGAGCAAGTAGATAACAGATTAGTAGAAAATCCATTCGAGAAGTTAATGAAGGAGCTTCCCGATGATGAAGAAGGATAATTATGGAAAACGGAGAATTGTATATACCAGACTGTTTGTTTCCAACGGACAATCCGTTGGAGATACCATGTTTGTTGTCTGATGTGCAACCTCAGTACATAGAAATCCCATTCTATTGCTTTGGAGAGCAGGCAAGAACAACGAATATGAATGGCAGGGGAACACTCCACTTCTATACTGATGATTATAGATTCCGGTCAATCTATGAGAAGCCAGAGAAGATTTTGAAGTACAACCCTGGCAGCATTATTGAGCCAAACTTCAGCTTATCAAATGATACTCCAATAGCTTTTGGTATGCAGGCTATCTACAAGAAACGATTTCTTGCGAGAGCTATGCAGGAAAAAGGGATAGGTGTATTCGTTGACTTAAATGTGGCTCCTAAGTTCTATAAGCTGAATTTGATGGGTATCCCTAAAGGTTACTCATCATTCGCCACAAGGGGGTGTACAGACCGATTAAATGAACTGCAATTTGAATACGAGATTGCCAAGTTCGTAGCAAATGGCAACAGATTCAGATTTATCGTTTATGGTGGCGGTAATGTAATTGAGCAGTGGTGTAAGGAGAACAATGCCGTTTATATTACACCAATCATCATCATCAAGAATAAGTTGAAAGCTTTTGAAAAGATGAAAGATACTATCGGTATGCTTGATGTTGATGCAAAAGCAAAATACCAAGAGCTGAAAAAGACCTTGTATGATACTCAAGTAAAAAACTTCTCTGTAGAAGATATGCTTGATAACATGCAGGATTTTCCGAATCTCTTAAAATAGATTATTATAGTTTATCATTAAAATGTTTGATTATGGGAAAAAGAAGTAGTGGAACTAGAAGTCAGTCGCCAGCAAATTTGGCGCAGTCGAGAACCATGAGCATGAGCTCTATAGGGGTAATAAGCTAGAAAGCTTCAGTGGCACCAAATCTTATGGCTTCAAACTCGGTGGAAGAGATGTTGAAGCAAACTTTAAAAACGGAGCTATTGAAAAAATAGATCAGTACTTTTATCTCTCAACAAAGGATAAGTCTAGATTGCATAATGCTGTGTCACACGTTCTTTGGAATACTTTGAATAAAACCAAGGGAAATGAGGTTGATTCGTATGGAGTTGGCGATTTTGATGGAACAGGACTTCGTATAATATCCTATAGAAATTATTATACAAAGAATACTCTTATGTTAGATCAGTATGGAAACGTCGAATATGGCAAGGGAAAAGTAGACCCGCTTAGTTTTAGAGGCGAAGACATCGACCCTAAAGTGTTTAGTAAAGTATTAGACAAGGCGTTAAGAGCACTTAAAAATCCAGTTAATGGAGATATAAAGTACAGAAAAAAATGGGACTTCTAAAATAATTATATTATGGGCAAACGTAGTAATGGCACAAGAGGAACAAATAGTTCCAATAGCGCAAAGAGCCGAAAGGCTGATGGAGGGATAGATAAAAAGGTAGACGCAATTTCATTCCCTCTATACGGTAATACGAGTACTATGGCAGTCAAAGTAAATGATGTATTCAAGCAGAAATACCAAAAAAGCGAAGCTGAAAAAGTAAGAGCTAGCGTAGAGTCAACATCTTCTTTCGCAAAACCCATAGGAAAGTATGAATATGTCTCAGTTAACAAGATGCATCCAACGCAAGAATATATAGGAGCAAATAACCTTAAGAAGATTGCAACAATTAACTTTGAGGCAAATGATGTTCCTTATGGAGTACAGCGAAATGGAGAGATTTATATAATTGACGGTCACCATCGAGTAGCTGCAGCCATACTTAAAGGAAATAAGAAAATACGAATATTATTGAATTAGCAATATGTCAGAACAGAAAGCAATAAAAAAAATGATTGCATGGCGCAATGATTGGTGTCTCTTCGCCAAGGAAGTCTTGAAGGCTCGCCTTGACGAAGAGCAAAAGGCTATATTGCGTTCTGTTCAGAAGAACAAAATGACAACGGTAGCCAGTGGAACTGCAAGGGGTAAGGACTTCATCGCTGCCGTAGCCGCTTTATGTTTTCTATACCTCACTCCTCGCTTCGGCAAGGATGGTAGTTTGGAAAAGAACACCAAGATTGCCCTTACAGCACCAACAGGAAGACAGGTAACAAACATCATGATACCAGAAGTGGCACGTCTATACAAAAAGGCAGGCTTTCTGCCTGGTCGTTTGCTGTCGGATGGCATTAGAACTGATTATGAGGAATGGTATCTGACAGGCTTCAAATCTTCAGCCGGCAACACAGAGGCTTGGTCGGGATTCCATGCTGTAAACACCATGTTCATCGTAACTGAAGCATCCGGTATCTCGGACACCATCTATAGTGCAATCGAGGGTAACCTGCAAGGAAACTCTCGATTACTATTGGTGTTCAACCCAAACGTTACTACAGGGTATGCAGCCAACTCCATGAAGTCTCCCCGATTCAAGAAGTTTAGATTATCATCCCTCAACGCAGAGAACGTAGTCAGCAAGAAAAACATTATCCCTGGACAAGTTGACTATGAATGGGTAGCCGATAAGGTCTCAGCATGGGCACAGAAGATCAGAAAGTCTGAGTTTGATGAAGGTCGTGGTGATTTTATGTGGGAAGGTGAATATTACACTCCGAATGACCTTTTTCGTGTTAAGGTTCTCGGTATGTTTCCGAAGGTGTCCGAAGATACCCTCATTCCATACGAATGGTGCGAGATTGCACATAGAAGATGGAAGGAACTTAAAGATAGTGGCTTTATCACCCATAAGCCAATACGCCTAGGTGTCGATGTCGCAGGTATGGGGCGCGATAGGTCTTGCTATGTTCCACGACAAGGAAACTATGTTTCAGAAATCAAGTGTCACAATTCGGGTGGTCATGCGGACCACATGGCAGTCGCAGGTCAAGTCGCGCACTACCTAAGTTTGAGTTCCAAGAATAAAGCATTCATTGATACCATAGGAGAAGGTGCTGGAGTTTATTCAAGACTCATAGAACAAAAGTATTTAACTGCATTCTCTTGCAAGTTCTCGGAAGGCGTGAGAAATAAGCACGATGTGACAGGCTGCTACTCTTTTGCTAACATGAGGGCTTATTTGTTTTGGTGCATACGTGACTGGCTCAACCCAAAGAATGGATTCTTTGCAGCACTTCCACCCGATGATGAGTTGGATCAAGAGTTGTGTGAAGTGCATTGGCTGTTTCAGTCAGATGGTTCAATCATTATGGAACCAAAAGATGAAATCAAGAAGCGTCTGAAACGCTCTCCCGACAAGATGGATGCCCTTGCCAACACCTTCTATCCATACGACTACGATAGAGACAATGATTTGCAATTGTTAAATAGTATAGTATAAATTTGCAAGATACAGAAAAGTTTTGTAACTTTGCAGCCGAAACGTTTCTTTTAACGTTTCATTGCTCTTAGTGCACTCCGACCGTGAGGTTAGAGTGCATTTTTTACTTAATATAAAGTAATTCAGAAAAAGACTATACACTTAATATAAGCCTTTCTAAGCGGTTCATTTTTTATCTCCATACACTTATACCACTTTTAAGAAATAGACTTACATACACGAAATTAATAGTTTGACATAAGTATCTAAGTATCAATAAGTTAAACTAAGTTAGCAAAAAGTGTTTTCTGCCCAAATCATTTGGTCATTTGCAAAAAAATGATTACCTTTGCACTATCAAAAATAAAATAACAATTTAAAAGATAGGAGATAAGAGCAATGAAACTAATTGGAATGGAAACGTCAGATTATAACGAAACACGTTATATACAATGTGAGACAATGGAAGAATACAACGATGTTTTGAAACGTGAAAAGAGTAAACACGGAATTAAAAATGGTGCAGATGTTACCACTTACGTTTACGAAACATCAAATTCTTCAAAAGTTGCAGGAAAAGTCATTAATACAAACCTTGAAGTTGAAATCTACTATACTGGCGCAAAATTTCGTGAACTCTATGCAAAACCATCTACAAATCCAGAAATAGATAGAGAAGTAAAAGCTCATGAGGTGTATGGAGGCTACGGCATAATCACATATAAGGAGAAAGGTATTTCAAAACAATACTATGGTGTTGGGCATAAAACATTCAACACCAAGAAAGAAGCGAAAAAATATATTGATGAGTAATTAAAAGATAAGAGCAATGAACGTTTACACAGAATCAGATAGATATACGGTATTACTTCACGCATTCGACACTTTTGAAGGTGCTTGTGAGTATATGACACAGATTATAAATGTAGGGGAGTGTAAGGTTCTCCCCCTCATAAAAGCATGGAAAGGTGGCGTGGTTACAGCTAAATGGATGGCTAAGAAAACCGAAAAAGGAATTGCATTCGAATTGTTGAACGTTAATAATGAAGGTAGATATGAATAAGCAAGAATTAAAAGAACTCACCTATAAAATGGTAGAGGAAAGAGTAAATAAGGGAACTGAGTTGTTTAACAGCTTCGTATTCTTTCCAGTCTTATATGACGAACTGAAAAAGAAGTTCTCGAAAGAATACTGCGATATGTTCAGAAACGTTGTTCTAGACACCTGTATTCTTTATCCAGATTGGAAGGAACATGAAATCTTGAAAGAGGTTGCTTCACAATTTGAGAGCCATGGTAATGTTTAATAGGAGGAAACAGATATGACAGTATATGAATTATCGGAACTTCAGAAAGAAGAACTCAAAATTGAAATGCTGAAAGATAAGTTTGGCTACAAACTTTCATTCAGAGAGTTGGCGTTTGCTAATGATTGTATCAGCGACCGAGAGTTGTTCGAGAAATACAAGGATCAGACTTTTACTGATAAAGACTTCATCGTATCACGCTAAATGAAATCGTATGGAAAGCAATTGCACAACAATAGAAGAGCTTAAATCCGTAACCACGCAGGTTAGTGGTGATGAATGGAAAGATTTCTTCTCACTCATCAAAAAAGGCTCATATAGCCTGTATGGTTTCCACCAGTTTCTTGATGAAAGACCAGACCTATGCTTATTAATTCAAGGTATAGGAGATTACCAAACTGCCATCAAGGAAACGTTAGAGGAAATCGGATTGAATGATGGTGATATAAATGGACCAGGAGGAAATCATCTAAAACTGATTGTGGTGGATCAGATAGGATTCATAGTGTATGAAACGAAAGTTATGAACTTTTAAAAATAAGATAGAGCAATGGAAGAGAACGTTATCATAGCAATGGATGCCAAAAAGTCTAAAAAGATAAAAGGCATTCCTTCAAGTTGGGACTGGGAGGATATTCATTTCTACCTCATTACTGAATTGGGATTCAGTTTTGATGTTGTGTTCAATTATTCAAAAGACATAGAGGAGGTATCTTATGAAGGATAATGCAAGAACTATCAAGTACGATTCTATCACATCATACGCGAAGGAATATGGGGTAGAAAATCTAAGTAACGAGAACCTTATTGCTTCAATTATCGGTATAGACCCTATACTGCAGGGTAATGAACCAATAAGAAAAATCTTTGATGGTAGCCATTCCCTCAGAAAGGCAAGCAAGAGAACACAGCAGGAGCTTACATCTATCAAAGGAATAGGTGAAAAGAAGGCTACCGCTATACTCGCTGCATTCGAACTTGGCAGAAGATTTATGAAGGAGAAGTCGCAAGAACTTACAGATTTGGGAAGTTCCATCGACATCTACAACTATATTTTACCATACGTCAAGGATTTAGAAACAGAAGAATCTTATCTGTTCTGTATGGATAACCACTTCAAGTTAATCAAAATGGTTCGATTGTCGCAAGGTGGAATAACAGAAACCCCTATAGACGTAAGAATTGTGTGTAAAGAAGCTATCTCTTGCAATGCCGTAATAATAGCATTGGTTCACAATCACCCTAGCTCTAACTGCTTTCCATCAAAGTCCGACGATGCGATAACATATAAGATACAGAAGGCTTGTGAAATAATGAGATTGTTTTTTATGGACCACGTTATCATCAGTAGCAAATCAGAGCAGTATTACTCTTACCACGATAGAGGAAAATTATAAGTTCTAAGCTGATAAAATACATCAAACCTATAATTATACCAAAAGAATCTAACTTGAACACAGAAGATATTTTGCACGTTTAAGTGCATTTTTGTTGCATCTTATCTACCAAGGGAGGGCTGTGAAGTTCTCCCTTGTTTATTGAAATGAAAATAATTTCTCACTTTTTCGCCAAAACTATTTGTTGTTTAAATAATATTTCGTATATTTGCACCCATAAAAGCGTGTGAAGATGCACGTGACAGAACTTTTCGTAACATTGCTCTTACACCGAGTTCTACGTTTGGTCTGCCTGCATTTCGCTCGCAGACCATTTTTTTGTTAAATATAACTCAACAAGCAATGAACAAGTATTACAGAAAAGTTCTTGAAGCACTGAAAACCAATCGAGACATTAAGGCATTGGGGTTCAGTCGTAAGGAGTTAAAGGGTGTTGCCGCCAATGTTGCCAACAAACTTCAACTCAAAGATGATGCTACTGACGAAGAAGTTAGTGAAGGTATTAGTGACGCAATTGATGATGTCTTGCCGTTACTCCAGTTAACTCAGTCCGCAGCAGACCGCCAAGTCTCAGAGTACAAAAACGCTCATCCTGCACCCGATGATGACGATGATCCAGATGACGATCCAGATGATGATGACGATCCAGCACGTAGAAGTCCGTCACGGAAGGGCAAGAAGGGCAAGAAGGATAGCGATGATGATGACTCCGCTACCCTCACCGCAATCAAGGAACTCACTAGGGCTGTTGCTACACTCCAAGGTGATGTAACTGCATTGAAATCTGGCAATACCACAAGCAGCCGTACCGCAAAGGTAAGGGAACTGCTGAAGGACACAGGTAAGTTCGGAGAGCGTCGGCTTAAATCTTTCTCTCACATGAAGTTTGAGAATGAAGAGGAGTTTGAGGACTACCTCGATGAGTTGAAGGAAGATATTGAGGAAGAGAACAAGGAAAGACTTGAAAAGGGTCTTGAAAAGCTTGGACGAATCCCTGCTCCCGATACCAAACCTCAGCCAAAGGATGAAGATAAGTTAATGTCTGATGATGAAGTCAAGGAGCTGGCTAAGATGTAATCATCTATTGTTTCACTAATAAATTATTAGATTATGGTAGCAGAAGACTACAAGCCAAAAACCAAAGGCTACGACATGGGTAAGGACGCTGTGGTTATCCGTCAGTATCTCGGTGGTATCACAGGCGGTAGAGCACTCGACTACGCCAACTTCAAGGATGAGGTTATTCAGGCAGGTCACATCATTGTCCGCAAGAAGGTTGATGATGTTTATGAGTATTCTCCACTTGAAACAGAAGATGGCAAGTACAAAGACAAGACTAGCGAAGCAGAATTTGCTGGTGTTGTCGTTCGCTCACGCATGAAGGGTGAAGCGGTTGCCATTATGGATAATGGTCGCGTGAATGATGTGGCAATGCCTTATCAGTTCAAGGACGATACTCAGAGAACCGCCATCAAGACCGCCCTCCCAAGTCTTATTTTTGAGCATGACTAAGTTGTGCTCTAGTTTTTAACTTAAAAGATTGTTTATATGAACGAATCACTTTTTATTCAGTTTATCCGAGCTATCTTCCCTAAACTTAGCTTATATGTTAAGGAGAAGGAGAATCCGAAGGAGCGCACCTACCTCTACAAGGAGATGCTTACCAATGTGTATTCTGCCGATCAGAAGTGGGAAGGTTCATCAGCTAAGACCACATATGTAGCTGCCGACATCGTTGAGATGGATTCAGACATTCCTTTGAAGAAGCGTGGTCAAATCGCAACCTCTAATGGTAAGTTGCCAAAGATTGCGATGAAGAAGATTCTTTTCGAGTCTGATATCAACAACATCAACATCATGAAGGCTCAGTATGAGAACATTGTAGCGAGAGCCAATTCATTCCAGGCGCAAGGCTTGGTTGAGCAGGCTACATCAACACAACAGGCTGCTAAAACTGCAAAGTCTCGTATCATCAACAAGCTCATGAATGATGGTGTCGCTTGCTCTGTCGGTCTCGAAGAGCGTAACGAAATGAACTTCTTGGCAGGTCTCTCTAATGGTATTATTGCCGTTGAAGATGCAGACAATTCGGGTAAGGCTATCCGTGTTGACTATGGATATTTTAAGGCAAACTGCTTCAAAACAGAAACCAATGGTGTTACAACACGAGAAGATTTCGAGAAAATCTTCGATAAGGCAAATGCCGATAACAATACCATCATACAGGTTATGCTCGCTAAGACGCAGATTAAGAAAATCCGCAAGGAGCAGTGGGCGAAAGAACTTGTTGCCGACTACGAGGGTAAGACTTATACCGAAAATACCAAGCTCAAGACACCATCGGAGTCAGCTTTCTCGGAAGCATTCGAGGATGAGTTCGGTGCAACCATCAAGGTTATCAACCGAACCGTGATTATCGAGAAGAACGGAAAGCCAAAATCAGTTAAGCCATGGAACGAGGATAACATCATCTTCATCTGTAACACCAACGTAGGCTCTTTCGTTTGGGGTACCCTTGCAGAGGACACTAACAGAGTTGCAGGTGTTCAATATTCTAACGTTGACAGCTACAAGCTTATCTCTAAGTACTCCAAGAATGAGCCATCTTTGCAAGAGGTTACCGCAGGACAGGCTATCTGCTTGCCAGTAATCGAGGACGTAGATCAGATTTACATGCTTACCACCAAGTCTGAGGAGGTAGATACGGAAGCCGAGACTGCCGATACTACCGACCAGTATACAACTTACAAGGGCAAGAAGTATAAGAAGGCTGACCTCATCGCTGCTTTGAAGGCTGCTGGTGCCAATGTGAAGGCTAACTCAACCGATGAGACTCTGATTAAGGCTCTCAACTCTCTCAGCGATGAGGAGGAAGCCGAAGTTCTCTCTAAACTCACTCCAGAGGTTTAATTTGAATTGATATGAAGACAATAAAGCAAGCATTGATTGATGAAATCCACTACCCTATCCCTTTAGGATTCGTGGAGAATAAGATGATAGAACGTCAGCTTAATGGTGATGATGAATATACATTCGAGGTCGCCCAGTCCAAGGAATGGAAAGGTGCGCTTGCTGATTGTCTGTACTCTCTCATACAAGCTGTAAGCTTATCTGAGTCAGACAAGAGCATTGGAACACTATCTGACAAGGATAAGGAAAGGCTGCTAGTACGAATAAATGCTTTATACAAAACCATCGGTGAATCCCATGCACTGGGTCAACCGATGGTTTATATAGGAGGTTAAGATATGGCTGTATTGGATTTCGCTGCTCATACCCTAGATTACCTACACGTAACTGATGGGTATGAAGACGATAACGGAGACTATGTTCAAGGCTCAGAAGAATGGGTGGAGAACTATTGTAAGTGTGATATTGTTCCTGCTGGCAAGGCAAACGTTATCACTATCCCCGATGGTTCTGCCAAGAACTATTCCTACACCATCTACAACCTTCCTAGAGCATGCCGCGATTTCGAGTACGGAGACAAAATCCGTGTAAAGCTTTTCGGAAACGAAGTGAAGGAATTTGTTGTACTCGGCTTTCATCGTTACCAACTGCAATGTAAAATATGGGTATAAAACTCTCAACCTCTCAGTCTGCGCTCGATAACTTTTTTCAGTCCGCTATGGCGATAATAAAGCAAGAAATCCTCACTGCTTATGCCAAGCTAGGAGAAGAATGTAATGCAAGGATAAGAGACCGCTCGGCAGAGGAAAGTTGGATAGACCATACAGGAAACCTACGAAGCTCCATCGGTTATGCCATCTTTGACTACGGAAGGAAACAAGTAGAATCAGCCTTTGCTTCCATAGGCAGTGGTTCTAATGGTTCACAAGAAGGAAGACAAATGATAGCTGACCTAGCCAAGGAATACTCACAGGTTTACGCATTGGTAGTAGTCGCGGCTATGAACTATGCAGACTTTGTAGAAGCTAAAGAAAATAAAGATGTGCTTGCATCCACTGAGTTATGGGCTCGTTCCGTCGTTGATGGTAAACTAAAGCTCGCTGTGGATAAAGCTGTAAGTAGAATCAATCAGATAAAGCTATGAAATCGGATATTGATATCAAGGATGATGTGTACAACATTATCTCTTCTTCGAAATTAAAGACTGCTGTAACAGGTAGTCTTTGCAAGCGAGGAAGACCATTCTATGGAACAGGAGCAACTGGCAAGGAAGATATTTGCATCTCTGTGCTAGCAAATCAAACCTCGCAAATCCAAGAAGCCTTCGTGAATGTAAACATCTACGTTCAAGACCAAGCTATCACAAAGAAAGGCAATATCCAAAAGGAAGAGAACACGGCAAGGCTCCGTGAGTTATGTCAACTCTCTTTCTCTACCTTCGAAGCAGTTCATGGATCGGATTTCCGCTTGTCTATGAGTGAACAGAGGGTAATAGCTTGCGAGGGCACAAGAGAGCACATCATTAATAACAAATTATTGTATCAAACTATAAACGATTAAGATTATGTCAGTAATAACATGGGGAAAACCATCCATTTATGTTCGTGACCTTAGTGTTGCAACCAACAACTGGAAGAAGCTTGATACTCCAAAGGAGGAGACTACCCAGTTGAATCCTACCAAGGGTGATACAACAGAAGCTAAGGAGGAAGGTGGCGGTATTGTCGATTCCAAGACAGCTAAGTCCACCTACGAACTCGTTTACCAAGAGTTCATTAAGAAGGGATTACCTCAGCCTTTCCCTACCATTGATGGACTTATCGAAGGAAACTTCGCTATTGCTGTTCAGCCGGAAGATGCAGAGAACCCTGGCTGCTATATCGGCAAGTCAACCGTAAGCGTGGAGGAGTCATATTCTTCAGCGGATGGTGCTTTGATGCAGTACACCCACAAGGCTCTTGTGCCAGAGGGTGACGAAGTAGCAAAGACCACCAACAATAAGGGTGAGACCGTATATTGTCAGTTCCGTTGGCGCATCATTACAGCCAAGAAGGCTAAGGGAAAGACAGACGAATACGTTCTTACATTCAAGCATCCTGCAGGTGCTACAGACACAGAAACGGAAGTAACCGTTCCAACAAACGGACAGGTCGAAGGTGAACCCTAAGGCAATACGTTGATTTCTTCTCACCCTTCAGCCGATTGAGGGTTATCAGTCGGCAACCTACCCAAGTAGCTCAGTTGGTTAGAGCGAGACCAAAGTCCGTCACATAAAATCCAGTTGGTCTTTAAAAAGCTGGTTGAAAGACGCAGGTTCGAGTCCTGCCTTGGGTGCTAACAAATTTTATTGGCTTATGAAGAATGACATCGAAATTGGCACAAAGATAGCCATGGTGTTAACAGATACACCTCTAGGCATACAGGTAGGTAGAAGGCATTTGTTTATCTACCCTCAGACTTTAGGCAAGATGTATTTGACTGCTCCATTGATTAAGCAGCTAGGCATCAAAGATGATAACTTAAAGCTGAATCCCCTCATTGAAGCACTCCGTGTAGTAGATGAAAATCGAAGTCTCTGCTGTAAGCTAATAGCCTACCACACTCTTCAGAAGAAATCCGATATGCTCAGTTCACGCATATTGAAGGCAAGAGAAAACATCATCTTCAAGTTCTGTGATAACGATGATATAGCTACTCTTCTCATCACCATACTCTCAGACAACAAGCTTCACGACATCATCACGGAATGTGGGATAGATAAGGAAGCGGAGCGTATGGAGAAGATAAACCAAGCCAAAGACTCCAGCAATCAGTATATCTTTGGTGGCAGAACCATTTGGGGCTCTCTAATTGACGCAGCTTGCGATAGATATAAATGGACCCTTGACTATGTTCTGTGGGAAATATCATACAACAACCTCACGCTTATGATGAAGGATAAGATAACTTCCATCTATCTATCCGATGAGGAAAGAAAGAAGGCTCACATTCCATCAGCAACAGAGAAGGTCTTCAGCGGAGATAACAAAGAGGACATCATGGAGCTGATCAGACAGAGCGAAGAGAATCCAATTTAACCTCCAACACTAACAAGAATAAAGTAAAGAATAAAGGTTTTGGCTAGGAGGTGCACCTTTACGTAATTGACAGAATAAAAAATGGCAAGTATCAAGTTTGACATAACAGGCGATAATTCATCCGTACTGAAAGCCTTTCGAGGGGTACAGGATGGAGTATCACAGACAGCAAGAGCAGTCGAGCAGCAGGGCCAGAGCATTGAGAACGTTTTCAATCGCATCAAGTCCGTTGCATCGATGGCTTTCGCTGGCTTTACGGCAAAGGAAATCATCAGCACACTGGGTACTGTCCGAGGAGAGTTTCAGCAGTTTGAGATTGCCTTTGAAACCATGCTCGGTAGCGGACAGAAGGCAAAGGGAATGATTTCGGACCTCGCCAACCTTGCTGCTTCTACACCTTTTGACATGAAGGGTGTGGTAAATGGCGCAAAGCAGCTCCTTGCATACGGATTTGCAGCCAATGAGATTACCGATACCATGAGAAGGCTCGGTGACGTATCAGCAGGATTGGGATTGAACCTTCAAGACCTCACATGGCTCTATGGTACAACGATGGTGCAAGGTCGATTGTTCACAAGAGACTTGATGCAATTTACAGGTCGCGGTATTCCTTTGACAGAGGAACTTGCCAAGCAGTTCGGAGTTACCAAGGATAAGGTTTCGGAATTGGTGACAGCAGGTAAGGTAGGTTTCCCCGAAGTTAAGAAGGCTATCGAAAGTCTTACCAATGAAGGCGGCAAGTTCGGTGGATTGATGGAAAAGCAATCTCACTCTATTACTGGACAGATAAGCAATATCCAAGATACCATCGAAATGGCTATCAATGACCTCGGCACACAGACCGAAGGCTTGATGAATGATGCTTTGGATATCACATCTAAGGTTATCGACCATTGGAAGGAGATAGGTGAGGTTATCCTTGCAGCCGCATCTGCCATCGGTCTTTATAAGGCAATGGCAGTTAGTATAGCAGCCTTTGACACAGCAACAACAAATGCAGGATATGCAGCCGAGTTGTCAGCCCTTGACGCATTACTTCCTATGAAGGAAGAAGCAAAGAAGACAGACCTTGAAGAAGCAGTAGCCAAAGGTCAATTATCAGCAGCACAGGCAGAGCTGGTAGCATCTAAGCGTGAAGAGGTCGCGGCTTACGTTGCCGAACTACAGGCACAGGCAGAAGCAAAGGCAGACGCAGCCACCGCAGCCGCAGAGGAAGTGAAGGCATTGGAGAACAAACTTGCTATGCAGGACAACGAGGTTCAATCACTCCAAGATGCTTACGATGCCCTGGAATCCTATACAGATGGGCAGAAGGTAGAGACAGCAGAAATCAAACTCAACACTGCCGTTAACGAAAGGAACACCATCGCAAAGCAACTCCAAACGGCTAGAGAAACTGCTGCAACCGCAGCCACAGAAGCAAATACAGCAGCCAATACGGCTAACACTGCATCCCAAGGTTTGAATACCGCAGCTACCGCTAGAGATACCGCAGCCAAAGGAATATGGGCACAGGTCACCCTTCTCTGCAAAAGGGCACAGGACGCATGGAATGCTTCTATGTTCTCCAGTCCTCTTTTTTGGATAGCTGCCACCATCGCAGCAGTAACCTATGCCGTATACAAGTTAGTCACAGCAGAAACGGCACATGAAACGGCAGTAAGGAAATCCAATGAAGCATGGGATGAGTTTGACAACAAGGTCAAGGAACGTCAGCAGAATATCGAAAGCCTTATCAGAACAATTCAGTCTGAGACAGCTACAGAATACGAGAAGGCAGAAGCTTACCAAAAACTCTCCAACCTCGCACCTCAGTTAACGGAACAATACTCACAAGCTCAACTTGCATCTGCCGATTTTGCTAAGACGCAGAAGGAAGTTGCCGAGAGCATGGATGAGTTGAAGTACGACAAGGCTGTTGAGGAAGTAGAGAAGTATCGCCAAGAGGTTGAAAGTCTCAACAAGCAACTACATGATGATGCGGCATACAACGGAGGAAGACTATCGTCGATACTCGCAGGTCAGCTTCAACAGGCACAAGAAGACCTTGATCAGGCGGAAGAAAAGCTTTCCAACATCATCCAACTTCGAGACCAAGCAGCCGAGAATGCAAAGCCTATCGAAGTTCGCTTGCAAGAAGCACAGGAGAACGAAAGTGTACGTCAAGAAATCTTTGACTTCTATGACGAAGCAATCACTCTTGCTAACGATTGGCAAGCTGCCAACGAAACCATCAACTATGCCACAGGTGAGAGTAGATTGGATGCGTTCATCAATAAGGCTCAGAAAGAGATAGCAGGTCTTCGAGAGGACATCAAGAACAATCCTGCTGATCTGAATCTCCGCATGCAGGAGTCTGAGAAAACAAAGGTTCTGAACAACCTCTTAACGATGAAGTGGAATTGGGCGGTCACTGGCGCTACGACCATTCCTTTGATTTTCAAGGCTCAATGGAACACCGCCAAACAATCCCTCAACCAAGCAAAAAAAAGAGCACAAGCGTTGGCTAACAATGGTTCTACGGAAACCTATCAGCAAGCTTACAACAGGGCGCAGCGTGAATATAACGCAGCCAAGAGGAGGGTTGCTGCTATGGAGAGAAATAAGAGCAAATACACCGCTTCTCAGTACGAAACCGCCACCCAAAACTTGAAAGCAGCCAAGGATGCCTACTCGAAACTAGGTGGTGATGTAAGCGGAAGGGCAGCAA